ACGGGACCGCAAGGCGCAACCGGTGCGCAGGGTGCAACTGGAGCAACTGGGGCACAAGGTGCACAGGGGCCGCAAGGTGACGTTGGCCCGCAAGGCGCTACAGGTGCGCAAGGAGCTACTGGTCCACAAGGCGCAACGGGCGCACAAGGTGCGACCGGTGCGCAAGGTGCAACTGGTCCGCAAGGCGATGTTGGACCTCAAGGCGCAACAGGTGCACAGGGTGCGCAAGGACCGCAAGGAGATTCCGGCGTGTCGCCCATTGGCTCGGTTGTCATGTGGTCAGGGACAAGCGCAAGCATCCCGAGCGGATGGCTTCTCTGCGATGGAACAGTTTATAACATATCATCGTACAACACGCTGGGCAATCTTTTGCTTTCACGGTACGGTGGAAACGGCACAACGACGTTTGCTGTACCAAACTTCACTGGTCGAGTGCCTGAAGGTATCACTGGTGCGCCTACGGTCCCTGACACTATTACAAGTAGCGCATCGTCTGCAGTCGACGCTCACACGCACTCAGTAAACTCCTCATTTACCGCTGGAAACGCAACAGCGCACACTCACCCATTAAGTGGCTCAACAACGAATGAGTCAACACTTCATTACCACTTTTGGTCAGCGGCTGGAATAAGCACAAGCAACTCTGGAAACCACACCCATAGTTACTTTAAGCCTAACTCTGGCGCAAACAACAACACTGGTGGTGGCGGAGATCACGGTCATACATGGTCAATTTACGGTCAGGGCAACGGGTCACAAGTTGCAAGTGACGGCAACGCAAACGCATACCATGTTCACTACCTAACAAACGATGGTGGCAGAACTGGTGCTAACGCTGCGGTAAACAGCAACTCCACAACAACGGTCAACTCGTCGTTTAGTGCCGGAACAGCAACAACTGTAAATGCCTCAACGCTGGCACACACTCACACCGTGGCAACTACAAATATTCTCTTTATCATTAGGGCTTCATGATGAAACTTAGCGATTGCAGTAACGAACACGGACGTATCGGTTTCTGGGAAAAAATTGTTGGAGATACTGACGATGTAGGGTTCTTTGGCATCGCGCAGCATATTGCAATTACCAACATTCAAGTCGAGCAGGATGGAAGCATTAGATGCGATTCCACATCACGAAAAGGTCCGCAGGGATTTCATCAATGGTTAGGCGATAGATGCTCATGTGGGAAGCTTGAGCCGCCATATGGCCCTACTGGAAATCATCACATCGCTTTTGGCCAACTTGCTGCGATTTTTCCAGTGATCGAAGCGCTACCGTATGGCCACATCATGTACTTCGAACTACAAGATCCGGCTAATGAAGTGAAGGCAATAGAAGAAATTCATAGTGATTGCGCGCGAACACTACAAGAGGTGTTCCGGCTTCTTCTTGAATGGGATTTTGCGTATACGCATCTTGGAAGTACAGAGCGAATTGCAGAAGTTAGCCACGGAATCGTAGAAGTGCTGGAGATACCGGAGCCCATTAAAAGCTGGATTCTTACTGAAGTCCCAATGGAAAAAGTTAGCAGATTTCTAGCAGGAATGTCAAACGCGCAGGAAAGAACAGAAATTTCTCAAATTCCAGCGCTAAGCGACGAATTTAGCGAGTGGCTATACGGTAAGATTTCAACGACGAGATCAATCGGAGAATACGATGCAGATACAAGTGACACAACCGGCAGGTGAGGCCGGGCTAATTACTGTAGTTGACGGACTACTTGACGCCGAGTATTGTTCAAGATTCATTGAAAGACTTGCCACGGTGTGGGATAGGTCGCATCAAGGAAAGACACTGAGTGGAGTCAACTGGGCGACAAAGACGACCGAAGATATTCACGTCTCCGAGTACGCGTTTAGAGAGCTTGGGATCGAGTACGATTACAAGTGGCACGACCTTGAAATGCATTTTGCCAACGGTCTAATATCTGCGGTCTCGATGTACAAACAACAGTATAGACACCTAGACACGTGGACCGACATTGGCGACACCGGGTTTCAAGTGCAGAAGTATCACAGAAACTTTGGATACTACCGTCCGCATGTTGACTCATTTCCATCGCATAACTCATCCGTCGCTAACAGAGTCTTGGCGTCGGTGATGTATCTAAACGACGTTGAACATGGTGGAGAAACAAACTTTCCGTTGCATGGAGTAAAGGTGACCCCTCGCGCTGGACGAATAGTTCTATTCCCAGCAGTTTGGACTCATCCTCATGAGTCATGCGTACCGATTAGCGGCGACAAATGGATCATTTCTACGTTTATCGTCAATGACTACTACGATGAAAACGGTCAAGCAGTTGATCAAAGTCAGCATCAGGAAGTTCATTCAAACGATGAACATTTCCACCCATCACCTGGGCATGACCACGATCATCCAATCGTTCTTTCGAATCAAAACGAGCTTCTTCAACGAGAGCATTATCATAAGTGCGTACAGTGCGCAAATAACGAAGCTCACGAATGCACAGTTCTATGAAAACAGTATCGATAATTACGCCAACGTACAACACTGACCCAGACGTCTTAGCAAGAACATGGGCGTCTCTTAAAAGACAGACATTTACAGACTGGGAGTGGGTGATATGGGATGACTCGACTGACTCTTCGGTAGGCGCGCAAATATATGGATTTGCTTCTGATGAACGTTTCAACATTCAAATGCACACTTCTCACGTGCATTCTGGGAATATTGGAAGAGTAAAAAGAAAAGCGTTTATGTCAGCGGAAGGTCGAATCTTACTAGAGCTCGACCACGACGACGAGCTAACGCCAGACTGTCTACATGAGGTTGTAGAAGCTTTTAACGATGAGTCAGTTGGCTTCGTATACTCAGACTGGTGCGAGCTTCTTGCTGATGGACAGTCTGGTAGATACCCAGACGGATGGGCTTTCGGCTTCGGTTCTGACTATTGGTCGGACGAGCACGGCGTCTGGGTGATGTCTGCACCCGAGATCAACCCGACGACCATGAAGCACATCGTGTCCGCGCCTAATCATGTTCGAGCGTGGCGTGCAGACGTGTATAGAAAGCTCAACGGGCATAATCCCGCATACGTTGTTGCAGATGATTATGAACTAGTTGTAAGAACGTTTCTTGAGACAAAGTTTTTTCACATCAAGAAGCTTCTATACAAACAGCACATCGGGCCGTCAACTGCCCAAAGACAAAGAAACGCACTAATTCAAGATCTCGTCGCTTCTATTTCAGCGGAATACAGCGATAGAATAGACGCAAGATTTGAAGAACTAAATAAGACGGAGATGAAGTAATGGCAGAAAACATAGAACTTGACATCGACAAGATCGTACTAAGTCTTACTAATCAGATCGCCCAGCAGGCTCAGAAGATCGCCATTCTTGAGGCAACTGTTGATGCTCTAAACACAGCTCTTAACAAAAAAGAAGACAACTAGTCTTTTTTCTTTTTCTTCTCGTTTTCTGATTTCTTGCGAGAAGCGTGATACGCGGTTACAGCGTTCGCACTCGTGCGGCTTCTCCACGTAAACTCGCATTCTGAACACTTAACGAGTTTCATTGTTGTCCAACGCCCGCCTTCAGGTGACGGCGCGACGACTACAGAAAGTTTTACTGGACGAGCTCCACAGTACGGGCAGTTCGGAAATCTTGTTCTACGTATTTCCTTACCCTCATGCGACAATGACAGAGTTCTTCTAATCTCTGCCTCGTCCTTTCCACCCCAGACTCCCCAGATTTCTTTGTTCTCAAGAGCGTACTTTAAGCATTCCTTGCGGACGTCGCATTGAAAGCACAGGTTTCTAGCGTCATATTTTTCTCGCGGCACAGCGGAGAAAAAGTAAGACGACATGTGCTTGTTACTGCGTTTGCCGCATTCAGCTTCGTCCATCCACTCAAAGTCGCCTACACCTTTTGGCATTGAATCTCCACCCAGGTCACCTCGAGAACTTCGTCAACGTCATCTCCGTCGCGTGTCTCGCCGTCCTGGGCGCAGATTGTCATGTCGGTGTCTCCATCGACGCAGCCGGCGTACCCGAGGATCGAAGTGGCACCGTCTAAAAGTCTGTATCCTTCACCTAACGAGACGGCGATCCCGTCTCTTTGCAGTGCGGATGCAAGAGCTCTTTTTACTACGTCGTTCTCAAGATCTACGTGTCCGACCGTGCAAAACGTCGCTAGATCTCTGTCAAAAAAGTCGTAGTCTTCTCCAGACCATTCGACCCAGAGAGATTCACCAATTCTAGAATCTTTCATAGTAGAAAGATTGTATCTTGTCACGTGCCGTAAGCGCGGTAATCTTGGCTGGATTGTTCATGTTAGCGGATGAGACGCTGAATTAGAGGCCTTCTACAGGGTTTAGGCCGCTATAACGTACCCGTCTTGGTGCGGCCACAGGTACTCGTACCCGTCGGGCCGCGTGCCGGCGTCTTCGGGCCATTTGAACTGCGAGTACCACTCGTAGTTCTTGTTCAGAAGCGCGACGCGATGAGTAGAGCACAGATTCTCAAAGTACTGAAGGTCCTGCATCCACGAAGGCAGTGTGATGTCACTGGAAATTCTGCCCAAGGACACGGCGGTGTCGTACGTACGCAGCGTCTTCTCGAGTAACGTCGACTTGTACCCTCGTGAGCGCCACTCAAAATACGTAGCGGTAATGTACGAAACAAGCAGCGTCTCGTGCCCTCGCCACATCTTGACTACTGGATGGCTAGACCAGCCTTTGGGTTCGCGGTCGTTACCGTCTGGGTCAAGCCTGCACATCGTAAGCAGGCACTGCCACGCCTCAAGGGTCTGCTTGTGTAGGCGCTTGTTGTCAAGCACCGCGGCCGTTTCTTCAAACGAATTTGTAGATACAAGAAAAGATTGCATGAGTCACTCCGTCACTGTTTAGAACAATGATTATATCAGGACGGCTGAAAATCTTGTGACGCACGCTTTTATGTTATTCTTGGTAGAAGTTCTTCTTCACGAAGTTACGGCTAAATCCCTTGTCGGTGTCCAAAAGCCACTCGCGTTCGCCGATCAACTCGCCTTGCGGTCCGTTTGGCTGGCCATTAAGGGCAGCGGCCGTTGCCTCGCCGATCCACGTTGCCGCCTGCACGGCAACTGCCTTACCCCACGTCGCCCCAAGAGCCGAGTAGTTGTTGACGCTTACAAATTCCCAGTCATCGGGAAGACCTTGAATTCTTGCGGCTTCTCTGTGGGTGATACGACGTGGCTGCGTCGGGTGAACGATGTGATCAAGAGCGCTGCCTGTCATAACGTGGCAGAACGAGTTCGCGTCCCAGCGGGCTGGAAGCGAGAATCCCATGTAGAAGTCATTCAGGCGAATCTTCTCTTCCTTTGTCGCCCAAGACTGTGGGAACCTGTTTCCGTTCTTTTCGACGGCTTCCTTAAGAGCGACGTTCAAAGCGTCCATAGGCTTCCATCCTTCGTTTCCGAGGATGTCGAAGATCTCTTGAATTCTCTGTGACTCGAGGTTTGTTCTGTTCATGTGACCGTCGACGTAACCGTCTTGGTTTCTCAGGTTTGCAACAAACTTCGACGGCTCAGCGTTGTACTTCTGCTTGTTCCAGGTAATCTCAAGATTTTCGAGGTCACCGATCACGTCGATCATCTTAGGCATTTCCTTTGGCATCTCCGCGTGGGCGCCAAAAGGCATACCGCTTTCAACAGCTACCCAGAAGTAGCGCATACGATACGAGAAACCGCCAAGCATAAGGTTGTTGTGCTTGACGTGGTACAGGTCGTACTTCTTGTTTGACAGCTCCTCGAGCATGTCGCGGTATTGGTTCATCACCGCACGACCCTGCGTATACGCCTGCTGTACGCATTCAAACACGACCATCTTTGGTTTGATTCTAGCGGCGTACTTCATGAACGCGCGTGTGTGCTCGTGCGCCTTTGCATCAGGACCTCTGTTTGCTGGACCCGACCACAGCGACCATCCGGAGCACGGAGGACAACCAAGCACGACGTCGGCGCTCATGTCAGGCCAATCATTCGGATCTTCAGAAAAGAAAGACGTCCACTCGTTACCGAGATGTTTTCTGTTTACCTCGGCGACTGGGTTTCCAAAGTTGAGAGTGCCAGTTCTGACCTTCATGTCGATGCCGGATCTTACGAAGCCAAGGCTCATAAAACCGGCGAGGCCGTTACAGTCGATAAACGTCGGATTGCTCATTGTTCTTCCTCGTTGTCTAATGCGATGGTTAACACTAACACGTATTACTTAGAGACCTGACTATTTAGACCAACTTCGTAGCCGCATGCAGCGTACCCAGCGATGTCCGTCCACGTATCGGGTTGAAACCCAGAGTTAGATGCGTAACGGGCCACCTTGACGGCAACCATCGCCATAGCGACGTCTTCGTTGGTGAACTCTCTACCAAAAAGAACACCCCATATTTTGGCGATTCTTCCAAAGTTATCTTCAGGTCCCCCGTACTGCGTGTCACGCTGGCCCGAGATTATCTTCGCGGCAGTTTCAAGCATTTCCTGCCGCGGGCTCTTTTCGTTCTTCATGCCTTCACCCTCGCGATCAATTTAGCGACGTAGAACGCGGAATCTGGGTCATCTTCAGGTTGCGAGACAAACACCTCCGAGTCAAGAGGGATAGTTGCCGACTGGTCTTGAATGAACTCGCACCACTTGCTCGTGAGAGACTCTTGAATTTCTTCAAACGTTCTGCCGGTGCATTTCATCTCGATGTGAAGTCTCACTTCTACTCCTCGTACTCGCTGATGTCTTCAAACTCTGCCTTTATTCCGTAGCCGACTCGTTGGTACAAAAGACCGCCGTCTACAAATATCCCCGTGTCCGCGTCTTCCGGACATTCGCAGCGGACGAAGTCGTGTCTGTGTACCGACTCGATTACCTTTCCGCACGTTAGGCACTTAAGAGCGTTACGAACTAGCTTCGCCATTTAGAAGTTTCTCCCTGTCTACAACTTCAAATCCGGGTGGAGCAAGATCTGGGCTTATAGTTCTGTACCAGCCACTTCTTACCATCAACACGCCGCGCTCGCCCGTCACTTCGCAGGTTTCCCAGGCGATCTGTTCGTATCTGCGTACGACGCTGTTCATTTCCTCGAACAGGTCTGTCTTAGTATTGAAGTAGTATCTAAGACCGCCAAATTTTTCCTTGATCTGCTGTATCGTATAGTCCGGGTCTATTGCACTCAACTCTTCGTCAAGTTTAACGATGAGTGAGTGCCAGCCTGGAGAACAGTCAATTCTTCTTGACCAATTTTCTTCAAATCTTGAAAGAACTGCAGAAAGATCAATCTTACTGTCCATGCTATATCGAAGCGATCTTTTTCTCTAGTTTATACGCAGGGTGTCTGGCAGATGGTATGTGCGGAGTCTTGTAGTCTATAGTAGTGACGTAGATGTCGCCACCCTTGACTTCTACAACCTTAACAAGTCTTCCGTTATGAAGCCTGCCAGCATCTGTGCCATATGCGTCTTTTTTCACTCTCAAAACGTCGTCAATTTTTATCTCAAGAGACGAGGCATCTTCCCATAGGTCGTTCATGACCCGCCTTTTGACGTCTGCTGCGGGCACGACGATTCAAGGCATGAGTTGACGTCATAATCGTCAAGAGCTCTGAAGCACTGGGTGCACTTGACACCACTGTCAAGAACTCTGTAGCCGTTCTTTTGACGATCAGCGTTCTTCTGCATCTTAGCCAGATACTCAGCGTCAAGTTCTTCGTCCGTCGCGCCGGCGGCGCAAAGAATATTTGCCACAAAGTGCAGAACGTCGACGCATTCCTTGAGGATCTCGTGGCGATCGGCGTACGGGTCATCGTGCTGCCAAGGCTTCCACGAGATGGCCTTACGGACCTCAGCGAGCTCGTCGTCGATCGCCAGCATGTTCCAGCGGATGTACTCGATAAGGTTTCTTAGATCGGCATGCTCGTCGCTATGAAACGACGAGTAGTCGACGTTGTACACATCTGTTTGCAGTTGGCGAGTCTTCTCTAGCCACTTGCCAAATAGCACCTTGTCTGTCACAGCCCTAATCCATTCTTTAGTGTGTGTATAGTGTCTTGTGCGTTCATAAGAGCGCCTGTGTAGCGCTTCCGCTGTGCCACCGATAGTTCGTAGATATCAACGTAATCCATTTCCTCTACGTTTGCCGGCAGCAACGACCAAGAATCTCCAAGAATAGACGTAATCTTCCAGTCGCTTACTATTGGAGTTCTAGAGTTCATCGCCTGCGACATTCTGTAGCTCCACCAAAGCATTCCGTCATCTTGTACGCTTAGAATCGACCCCTGAGACTCAAGCATCATCTTTTCTACGTCTGAGTCAGTTGATAGTCTGTTGCTTTTCATCTGAACAGCAGAATTACCAAGAGTATTTTGTAGAGACTTGAACCACCTTGAGTTCATGCTGTCGACTACCCAGCGTCTACTTCTTGACGTTGCTGTAGAGCTTATCTCAGACGAGATAAGAGCACTGTCTACTTCTACAGGAAGAACCGTAGAAACATCTGTGCATGGGAGCTGCGCCTTAACAACCTGAGAACCTACGAATGGGCTACTCGGATACAGAGTAACGTAGTCCCAGTGAGAAAAAAGAGTTCTTACGCCACCCAGCGCGGACTCAAGAATCTTTTTATTACCAACTACGTCTGAATACTGCTTTCTACCAGAGTAGAACTGTTTGATGATGTCATCGTTATTTTTATCGATGGCGCGTAGGCTTGCGGCTATCTTAGCGGGTTCTGGAGCGTCTACAAATAGTCTAAGTCTGCTATCGTTTTTTAGCAGATTGATCATGTGCAGGATTCCATACGCCTTGTTCGCGGCGATACTAAGAATAGGAGCCACACCGAGCAATACAGAGTCGTACTGATCGAGATCACTTTTCTTTAGCAAAACGCTTGGCTCTATAAAGTGCACGGCAACGTTGTTGTCTTTCAGCATTGAAGCAACGCAGCCTATGAAGCTCGCGCGGTGATGAAACGATCTATACGACGCCTGAGAGGCGGTCATACCAGAGATGGCAATTGACTTCATTACCTGCTACCGTCTGGGTTTATCCTCAGTCCCTTGTCTTCATTCAGCGCACGATGAACGATCCTGTTGCAGTGATCAACAAATGAATCGTATGTCGGCATGTGTGAACGAAGCGTGTCAGCCTGTGCGTTTGCCGCGCCAGCCAGATCGTCGTCTGACATCGACTCGACCTGCTTGATTGTCAACGAGTACGGCGCACCAAGCGGTTTGCCTTCTCCCTTGTCCGTAACAAGAATAGACTTCACCCTCGCGGCGTACATAAATCGACTTCTCCACCAACCGCAGCCGGCATGCGGGTACGGGGGCGAAAGAATTCCCCAGTATTCGTTGTAAAACGAAAGAACGTCTTCCTCTGTGTCAAAACGCTGTCCGCCGAACTTTCTAATTAGCTTTCGGCTTCCTACGATCTCTACAGGCCAATCTGGATTCTTCTTTTCGAGCCAAGTGTCGTGCGGCACAAGCGCCCCGAGAACCCAGGCACGCTTTTTCTCAGACGGAGGGAGCGGCTCGGCTGACGACAGGATATTGAAGATCGTTGAACTTGGGTCTAGCGCCTCAATGCCGGCCATCTCGGCGGGCATTCTCTTGCGGACAAGTGAACGGTCGCCAAACGAGTACATTGGGCACACTGGAACCATGCCATGCGACCAGCGCTCTCCTAGAAGAGCCTGGGCTGTCTGCACCAACTGGCCTTCGTGCGCCTTGATGTTGTCGTCGTTGTCGTTAAAGAAGTATCTACCGACGGCGCACTTCTTTGCAGCGTCGGGATTAGCGGCAATGATTCTTTCCAGTGCCGCGTCAGCTTCAGCCTTTGAGAAGTACGTTGCGCCTTCGTCTCCACGAACCGATGACCCAGACAGAAGATACTTGTATAGGATTTCTGGGTGGCGAACAAGTGAGCGGCACGCGTTAAACACGGCGGCAAATTGCCAGTCATCAAAGAACCCGACAGCCGGGACGCCAGAGCTGAGCGCGTACAGCGCGCCCATAGCGCCCTGGCGGCCGTTAAGAGAGTTCAATGGTCCGAGGTTGACCCAGATTACGTCGTACGACGATAGATCTTCACCAGGTGTGACGCGTCGCCAATCTACCTGATGGCCGACGCTTTCAAGAGCTTCAACGATCGACGCTGGCACGTCGATCTTTTTAATAGTTCTATGCTCTGTATTGATTTGAAGAGCTGTGAACCCTGTCATTAAAATCTTCATTGATTCATCCTTTGTGTGATACTCAAGTGGCCGCCCACGGCATTCTCATGCCGCGGGCGACCACCAAAGAACAGCAGCTCGTCAGAACGGAGCGGCTGGCGGTGTCTGTGCCTGAACCTCGGCAACAGGTGCCGGAGCGGGGGCAGGTGCCGGAGCCGGAGCAGCGGCAACAGGTGCGGGCGCCGGAGCAGGTGCCGGAGCCGGAGCGGGGGCAGGAGCTGCAGCCATAGGAGCCGGAGCGGAAGTTGTCGGAAGAGAGTAGTATGTCTTGATCTCGTTCTTCTTCTGACCCTGCCATGTACGGCTACCAACCTGCGCGCGGAAGCTACGACCCTTGAGGGTCTGCTCGATCTGAGCGTTCGTCGGATTGGTCGCGAAGTAGTTGCGATCAAGACCGAGAGCGTTCATCTTGCGGAAGAAGATTCCGAGTGCGCTCGGGTTGTCTGTCGAGACGACGAGGTTGTCCCACACGAGACGCTTAGCGTGCGCCCCGGTTGTGACCTGTGCCTTCACGGCAAACATCGTCTTGCCCGTCTGAGTGGCCTTAGCCTGTGCCTCAACGATCACGAGGTCGTAGTCGCCGTCGGGCAGCGGGTCGTACCCACCGACGTCACCCGCCTCCTTGACGAGGTCACCCCAATTGAGTGTGCTCATTGTTTTTACCTATGTCTTTCTGTGTTGGTTACTTTGCTTGCTGATCCGGACGGGGTCCGAAAACGATATCGAGCATTCGTTCGACACTGAGGTCTCCCTGCTCGACGATCTTACCGAGGCGGCCTTGAACACGCTCGCCTGCCTCGTACTGGTTCGTGCGCTCGACGTACATGCGACGCGCCTTGTACGGCCCTTGTGTCGGGTCCGGGTTGTTGAACTCTTCGACGTTGATCGCGCCGAGGATGTCGTAGAAGTACGGAGCCTGAATGGCAAGCTGGCCTTGGAGGTACGGACGATACCGACCGTCCTGGCTCTGACGTGCCATGGCTGTCAGTACGACTGCCTCGAGCGGGTTTGTTGCGTGCATCGTAAGGTCGCGGAGATCACGAAGCAGCGCACCCATGTGACGAAGAAGCTCGCCCCACTGTTGCATCTGCATCTGATTGGTTCCGGCGATGTTGTCCATGCACTTAACCTGCAACTCGGAGACCGAGTCGATGATCAGTGACTTGAACTGGTGGCGTCCGATCTGAAGCCACTGGTACGCCTTGAGAACGGTGTCGTACTCTGTGACGTTGACAACGCAGGTATCCCACGTCCCGTCAGCAGCCGGCGGCTCCTCACGCAACGGGTCCCAGTACTTTACGTTGATAGGCAGGAATCTGTGCCCGCCTTCCACGTCCAGCATCAGACGCGGGTATGGTGCGGTGACTGCAAACGTCGATTTACCGACCTTTGATTCACCGTACACCATAAGAGTAAGCGATCGCTGTACTCCACTCATGGTCATTCACTTCCTTTCATCTCTGTTGATTCGTAATACTTATACGGATCACCTTGCGTATACAGCTCGGCGATCGCGTGCTCTGCAGCGCTACCGTCGTCAAACAACGGGCATACTGCAAAGAACTGGCACTTCCACTTGCAATCTCGGCTTGGCCGAGGATATGCAACGAAGTGATGATCTTGTCCTTCGTCCAATGCGTCTCGCACAGCGAGCATGTCGCCTACGGTACCATGAATTCTGTTCCAAAACGCTCTCAACGCAAAGGTGTTGTGTCTGACCTCGATCTGATCGTAGAACGGCGGCTTCGCGTTTGCGGTGCGCTTGACCTTCTTCAACATCGTGAAGATACCGCCTTCGCTGCGCTCGCCTTCTTTGTTCTGCGCCGCCTCGAGAAGCATGTACGTTAGGATCTGCTCGTTCATGTGAGCAAGAGCAGCAAACTCTGTGAACGAACCGCCAACCGTCTTGAAGTCACGGAACATGCGCACACCGTCTGCTTTGCGACGAACACGCATGTCAAGTTTACCTTGAAGTTCTACCCTGCCCTCGAACATCGGCATCGTGATGATTTCTTCTGTCGAGATCATCTCAAGATCGGCGTCGATGCCGTTCTCGTTGACCCAGTCGAGATATCCCTCGAGCATGATTCTACCGAGCTCGGCTTCTGTCTCGAGTTCCATCGTGTCGCGGAAGCTCTCTACAAGAGCCTTCTTGTCGAGCTGCACAAAGTGAGCGTATGCCTCGAGCAGTGGAGTTCCTGTTGAATAGTACATATCCAACGCCGAGTGAACGCGTGAGCCCAGCGCAAGAGCTCCAGTGAAGTTCTGAGTCTGTGGCTGAAGTCTACGATAGTAGTTTAACCACCACTTTCTTCTACAGTCCTTAAACGTTTGAATCTCAGAGTTCGAGATTCTCAGTGGCTCACGGCGGAGCTCTACCGGTGTTTCGTTGATTGTCACAGTGATCCTGTCTTGTCGTCTCTCAACATCTTGAGAAGTTGGTCTTTGTCTCGTACTATCTGTTCGAAGTTGTCAGCCTTTGTGTCTAGAACCTGAATCACACGTTCTTCGATCGTCCCATCGGTAACGTAGTCTGTGATCACGATGGAGTCATGGATCTCACTACCGATTCTGTGAACTCGGTCAAGAGCCTGCTTGTAATCAACCAGTGACCACGGGCGCTGAAGCATGATCAGCCTGCGAGCAGCAGTCAGTGTCACTCCGACTCCACCTGCCTGTGCAGTGAAAAGAATCCACTTAATTCTGCCATTCTGAAAATCATCGATGGCCTTTTGGCGCTCTTCCTCTGTCTGTGCGCCGGTAATCAATCCGTGAGGAATCTTCGCCTTTTCAAGGCGGGCACTAAGAAGTTCGATGAGCTGTCGAGACACCGCACACACGGCGACAGAATCATCTCCAAAGTCGCCGTTTTCGATGTCGTCCATCAGCGCATCTACCTTGCACGACGGTTCCGCTAGTTTGACGGCAATCTCTCCAGTAAACTCGTCTACGTCGATCGCTGCGTATGAACTTGCGAACTGCAACAACCGTGTAGCCTGAGTTAGTGGGCTCGGTGCTGTTAGCGCTTCACCGCTTTCCAACTGAGCGATCATGACGTCGCGCATCTGCTCGTACGCCTTTTTCTGCTTTGTAGACATTTCTACGTCGCGGCGCTCCTTGATCACAGGTGGCAACCATGGAAGAACCTTTGCCTTGAGCATTCTGCGCATACGCGGGTTGATAGCTGCGTAGAATTCGTCGTTCATGTGCGGCTTGACGCCAAGCACCATCATTCCACCGAACGCGTTCAACATCGTGTCAACCATACGGTCAATCCAACGAGTCTTGCTAGGCCATTCGTTTGGCGACAGCCAGTGCAGAATCGGCCACAGGTCGAGGACGTTGTTGGCGATAGGTGTGCCAGTGAGCGCAAAACGGATGTCTGCGTTTCCTGTTGCCGCCCAGAGCGCGCGTGTCTGCTTGCTCTTTGGTTCCTTTGAACGGTGAATCTCGTCAGCAACTACTGACTTAAAGTCGATCTTATTGAGTTCACGGATGTGCACCTCACAGCGGTTTTCCGAAACCTTCTCATCATGACCACCGCATTCAACGCATCGCGCCAACGCAACAGATCCGTAACTGGCAAGACGCGAGTGAGTACGTAATGACTCCCAGTTGATGACGTATACGTCAACGTCTTCTTCGGCGAATTGCTTACGGCGCTGTGTCGCTGATCCGCTGATAACCTGAACGTTTACTCCAGGCCACCACATCGCGAACTCGCGCTTCCAGTTTTTCTTCAAAGTGTTCGGACACACGATGAGCGCAGGGAACACTTCCTCGCCTCTGTCCTTCAGTTCTTTCAATGCGCGGATCGTCTGCGCTGTCTTCCCGAGGCCCGGCTCATCAGCAAGAAGAGCGCGACGCGCAGCTGCAAGGAACTTCACTCCAGCGCGCTGGTGCGGGAACAACGCCTCGTCACCGTCGGCTGTCTCAAGCTCACGTAGTGCGTTGCACGGAGCAACGCGCGTGTTGAATTCGTTTGTAGCCCATTCTGTAAGTCTCGGTCCGATACGCAGTTCGGTCTTAAACACCGACCGAAGAGCGAGGCATGTTGACCAGCCAAGTGGCGCACGCCACGCTTTGTCAGCAGCCGACCATGTCGCGCCCGGGATACCTTTGCATAGCTCTTTGTATCGCCATTCGGTGTCGATACGGATATGCTCACCCGAATCACTAAGTTCTACATCAACTGGCACTCAATACCTCTTGTCGTTCGTTATCTGTCACTGTATCACATACTAAGCGGAAATGTCTTCACGCATGCAATTTTTTCTTAGTATGACTACTCAAGCAGCCTAGTTGGCGCCCAGCCTGTCTTTACTAAGCGCAGAAGCCCGTGTCTAATCGCGTCAAGCGCGTGACCTTCTCCACCGCGGTACCAGTAGTCTAGTTTCTTTAGAGCCGTGTTGTCAAACATTCTTTTTGCGTCAGATGGAGACTGAAACAGCAACGTATTTGGGTCTATGCCGTTGCTAAGCATGAGATACTTGAGAATACCGATCTGCTCGAGGCTGAACGGCGCCTGTGAGTTTTTCACCGTCTGAGCGTTGATCGTAAACCTCTCGCAGACAATTTCTAGCTTCGCGCCCGTCTCTTTGGCCGTCTGAATGGCCTCAAGTATCGGCTTATGGTATTCTTCCATAAGAAACTCCCCGGAGGCCAAGAGGCGCGGTTCTAGGCCACTCTCATGGGAAATGACGGCGATACCGCTCTTCTTCCCCGGGTCAACGGCAAGAATGAGCCTCATGTCCAGACCACCCTAGATACTCCAGACCTTAGTAGTATACTTTCGCACTTCTTGCACGGCTTTGACGGGGCTGGTGACCCGTCTGCCGCAATTCTGGCAACGTAGACGTTAGAACCAACGGCCAGGTTGCCTGCCGCGGTGATAGCAGCAAACTCAGCATGAACATGAGACACTCGCCACGCGGTCTTCGGATCGCCGATCTTTTTGTTTGTCGACGTTGAGACGATTTTTCCGTTTCTTACAACGACGCATCCGTGCTTATGGCGGCACTTGCTCTTCGCTGCGACCCCAAGCGCCATTTCAAGGTAGCGATTCATCAGTACTTGTCGCCCCAGGTCTCAAGCGGCCCGTCTACGTCTGCGGTAAGAGGTACGGCCCAGCCCTCGGTTGTGGTCATGCACTGCTTGACAAGTTGCTTGATCTCCTCAGCGTCCTCACGGGGCGCCTGTAGCACGATTTCGTCGTGCACCGGAACGATCAGCATCTCTGTAAGATCTGCCTGGTCAAGTTTTACAAGATTTGACTTGAACACCTCGGCAGCTCCACCTTGAATGAGGTAGTTCACCAGCGTGTAGACTCTGCCTTCGTCGCATGGCAGTCTACGACCTGTCCAGGTGTAGACGTACCCCTGACCTTCGGCCTTCAGTCTTCTCATCCCGATGTCTTCTATCTGTCTCTGGAAGTAGGACATTCCTGGGAATCTGTTATCGAACGCGTCCGATGTCTGCTTCATCTGTATCTCGGCGACTCCTGCGGTTAACGCCTGCTTTGCGACGCCGGCTCCGTAAAGACGACCGTAGATCATGCTCTTGATGAGACCTCGACGCTTGTCAGACTTCTGCATCGTCGGGTCATTGTACACCTCACGGCCGATCTCGGTGAACGGGTCAGAGCCTGTAGCATCGGCGAGGTGGAACAGATTGATTAGGTTGCTGTCGTTTGACAGACTGGCGAACATGCGGAACTCGACCTGGTCAAGGTCGCTCGTGATAATCACGTGATCCTCGTCCTTGGGAATGAACGCGCGTCGAACTACGTCGTCTCCCTTAGGCAACGTCTGTAGCGCCGGATTGGTGATCGACATGCGTGATGTACGGGCGCCCAACGTCTTAACAGATGGGTGAACTATCCCGTCGATAGACTCCGTAAGAAAGTTAGAGAAATACGTTCCGGCAAGTTTGTCAGCCTTACGTTGCTTGAGAACCGTGTCGGCAAGTGCCGATACTTCAGTGTTTCCGTCTCTCTGAAGAATCTTTAATTGATCCTTAGTGCATGACTTTTGCCCAGTCGGCGTGAACTCGGTGATCTCAGCACCGAGCGACTCAAACAGGTGAACAAGTTGAACGTTGCTGGTAATAGACACACCACCATACGTGTCGCGCGCCCACTTCTTTACAGACTCGGTATACGCGGTAAGTTCGTCGTACTTCCTCTGCGAGTAGTCAAGATCTACGCGCGCACCGTTGATCTCCATGCGGGTGACGATCTTGCGCGTCGCCATCTCAAGTTCGTACGCGCGCTGATACGGACCTTCTGGTCCGCACTGCTTGTAAAACATTTCCCACAGCCGCGTGGTTAGAACACAGTCAAGCGCGCCGTATGACCAATATGGTGTGAAGTTCGTCGGGACAGTGCCCCACGTCCACCCGTTCTTGACAAGTTCAACATCAAGCGTGTCCTGTAGAGCAACGGCCCTGCTGTCGATATGAAGAGCCGCGAGGCGCTTAAGAGCACCAGAGCCCAGCGGGTCAACTACGTGAGCCATGATCATCGTGTCGTGAGCGCGGTGCCACGGAATATCCCACCGAGACTGAACGTCAAACCAACGAGCCTCGAACGCAATGTTGTGGCAGATAAGTGGTCCGTCAAACTTGTCCATCGCCTCGTAGAAAACGCCCGACCATTCGTTCCAGGGAATAGACCAGCCTTGCTCCCCGTCACCAACCTGCACGAGGCGAAGACGGCCATGCCAAGGAGACAGCGCGTGATCTCTTGGGTTGCCTGGTAGCTCACCAGTTTCTGTGTCTACTGAGATAGCGTTGTACGGTCTTCTCTGACCAAGCCAATGAAGAAAGTTCTGCGCCTTCTCGACGCTGTCTACGAGATGAAGTTGTACGTTTGAAAGGTCGTTGTCACTCAACGTCGTCGTCCTTGACTACTGTTAGTTCTATCTTACACTTCTTTAGATACTCAAACACGTCGTACGGTCTACGGTGGAGATCTGCTGATCGCAGTCTACAAACTACTCGAGCAAGTCCGGAGTTCGTTATCAGTTTAGCGCACTGCATACACGGAGCGCTCGTCACGTATAGTGTCCCGCCGGCAACACTCGAACGGTCGACGTACAGTAGAGCGTTCGCCTCAGCGTGAATCGCCGGGCACGCATCGTACATGTTGTCGAGCGGCGCCTCTCCTCGTGCTCTTGGGCACCACTGGTTGCACGTCCCAGATTCAGGCCAATCGGCGGCAGGTCCGTTGTACCCAGTGGCGCATATTCTTTGTTCTCTAGAAACGATTACGGCGCCAAGTTGCGCGCGAGAACAACGAGACCTAAGGCCAATAGTTTCGGCTATGGCAAGCCATGTTTCATCCCAGGACGGTCTTGTATCGTTCATCAATCTTCGTCATCTTCGTCGTCTTCTATCGAGGCCTCTGCGATGCCTGTGATTAGCATTTTTGCAATAAGCTCTAGCCCGTCACGTCTAGAAAAACCAGCTTCACGTAGAGTGAGGTACATCTCGTGCATGCTTACCGCGGCTTCCTTCATCGGTGAGGAATAGTCGTCGTCCCAGTCGCCGCTCATCACGCCTCTTTTCTTTTGTTCTTTTCGATCGCCGTAATCATAGAACTAGCATACCATCGTTCCTGCGGAGAAAGAGAATCTAGTATGCTATGATCGTTCACCGAGTTAAGAATTGCTATCGCTGAATCCTTTACGTCGTCCCACGAGTCACCGTAGATCGCCGGAACGTTTTCAACGTTATCAGTCTTCTTGAGGTTATCCGCAGCCGCGTAATTTGATTCGTAAATGTGAAGTGACCCAACATGATGAGCGTATGTGCCAGGCTCAACAGCAAGCACGCTGCACATCGCAAGTTGAACCCTTGTAAATTGGAAGAAGTCATACGCTGCACCCAACCACACATCGTTTGAGCGCATGTATACGCTCATGTTTAGTTTGTTATCTCTGATCCTAAACTGATGAAGAACAGTGCAGGGGTAGTCTCTCTTGCCTTCTTGGTTGTCGTATTCCGGGTTCCAAATAGTGACAACTGCCTGCCGAGTGTCTCGGTCGTTTTTCAGCTTTTCAATGGCGTAGTCGTACTGACCGTTTGTTCTACGTCCATACGCTCCATGAAATATTCCGTTGTCTTCAGCGTAGTTCTTAAACTGCGGACCGACGGCGATGACAGTTTCTGGAGTGCTTACTCCACCAAGAAGCTGACACGCCTCAACGGCACCGATGCCCGGCACTGTGCCGCGGCCAACACCGAGTGGGAGCGCGGCAAAGATGTTGTCAATGTGAATGACGGCATCTTCTATCTCTAAGGTGTTGAAGCCGCGTGGAGAAGCCGGTCTGCCGTTGTCAAGAACGTGCTTGACAAGATCGACGTACCCGTTGACAGCGTCCTCGATGTGAATGGATTTTACGGAAGTATCCAATGCGTGTACCTTTCATCTCTATTGTAGACAAAACTTGTGATTGCTTGGCCATACTCAAAGCGATCTTGATGATGAAATCTTCTGACGTACTGCGGGTGCGGGAGAACAACGTACCTGTCGTCGTTCAAGCCACACTGGCGAATTTTCTTTTCTGCCAGTCTCCCAAGTGCTACGATCTTTGGCTGACCAAGAACTTCTAAAAGATCGTTCAGCGAGTCTTCTGAAAAGTCATCTGAGTTGATGATACCGCAGGCTCGCCAACTTGCTTCAGGGAGTGACGAAAGAAGGTAGTCACCTGAGTTCCCGTTGATAGGCATGAACGGAAGAATCGTCTCGGCTGGGTCATTTCTTTTGTCGCCGATAAGAAGCGAATGCGGCCACCTCGGTCCGATGTACGTCGGAAACTTAGAAAGTGGTTCAGCTGCCTTTGATTTTTTTGTCGCGGCGTCAATTATAGCGTCTGCGGCGTACTTAACGTAGTTTATTCCGTCTGGTATCGTGACCTTTAGCTCTACACCATACGCCTTGTTGTACCCAAACTCGTACCTATCGAGAATGCCGGCAAGTTCATGCGCATCGACAAAGTCATCACCGCGGTTATTGATTCTTTCGGTGATGACCTCGAGAGGCTGGTAGACCCAGAACTGCGCAACACCTCGGGACTCGAGGAATAGCTCTACCCAGCGCCAACCGGCTACCCCAAGAAGACCGTACTCGTCCTTGCACGTCTCGGGGCGCTTGATCGGCGCGTATGTTACCTCTCCCCAGTGCCACCTATCTGACACGGCAACACGACCCGTCCAGTCGATGTTTTCAATGGCTACAGCGTACTCGTGAAGAGCCCACCTGCGGGTAAGCTCTTCAGGCTTGCCTTTGTGAAACTCTTCTACGTCGGCGCCAGGCCTAGCTCGCTTAAGTTGGCTTTTGATCTCTTCTGCAAGGGTGCTCTTACCTGAAGCGTCTGCACCTTCTAAAACTATGAACATTCGTCAATCCGTCCTTTGGCGGTCTACTATATAACGTATTCAAACGCAAAAGATGATCGATTACGGGATGACCTCGATACGGTATACTGCCTCAATCCCTTTATCGATCTTCGACGCTTCCTCAAGAAGCCTTTGAGCAACGTGCGTAAGGTATCTTGCACCGCTCTCGTCATACTTGTAAAGAGCCTCAAGAACGGCGTTCGGATCTTCGCTTACCTGCGCCCAGTTGCGGTCTTTTTCGGGGAAGATAACCGCGGCTGAAAGCGAGGCATTGCAGATTTCACACGGGACGAGCTCTCTGGGTGCAGTGACGGACTGCGTCGGCACCTCACTAAGTCCGTATCTTTTGACGAGGTGACACGTCGCGGCGTGATAGACGACAGACACGCCAACACGAGAAAGAACGTACGAGCCACTCTCCGTTTTGTACAGTTCGAACTCTATCCAGCGCAGCGAGTCTCTGCGCCACGACGACGACTTACCAAGAACCTTACCGTTGAACTGAAGAATTCTGTCTCCGTCTTTTACCTGTATCATGCGAATACCATCTTTCGTAGCGAACTAGTTGAATCATAATATGTAAACCATCTTCTCGTGTTCATAGCAAGACTGTTTTTACATCGGATACGAGTCTGGCAGCGAGTCGTAGTTCACGTGGACCTGCTCGTCCTCGAGTCTTTTGTAGAACAGTCTGTAGACGTCCATCAGCCAATATCTAAACGACTCCGGACACTCAGGAGACGTAGTTGACTTAACCAGAGCCGTGGAGTCCCCTAGCACGTACTTTGCTACAGGCTGAGGTGGCACAGTCTCTAGCAGATCATTTCTGACGTTCAGCGGCATTTGAAGAGCTCTTAGCACGTCATGACACGTTACTGCCATCGGCTCGTTGTTGCCGAGCTCAGTGTGCGACCACGCCCACTCAATGATCATCCTAAAGAGCTCATGCGCCGTATGCGCCATACATTGCGGGTGCGTCTGCCATATCTTCTGTGTTCCGACCACGTCTACGTAGGTCTCGTCTAATTCGCTGTACGTAATGAACGCGATAGGCGCGATGTCAACAGCCATATCATGACGTTTGATCGTCGGAAACGCGCCACGACCTTGCTCCTGAGCGTCTCTTGCGCCTTTGAACGACGTTATTTCTGTGTCAAACTTGGCGGTACCGTGCGTGACCTGCTCAAAGCTTTTGATCGTGTAGTTGTTTGCCGAACACGCATTTGCGTACGTCTTTGATGACGTTCTTAAGACTGGTTTCCATAGTTGAAAGCCTGTAAACTTTCTTTCCGGCTGATTTATTATCTCGATGTCCCAGTTCAAACGGCCCTGGTTCCATACGCACGAAAAGTTGTTAGACAACCGCGGGCGCTTAACCGGAGGCTCCCAGTGCCCGTCAACTGAGTTCCACACCCAGTTCTCAAACGGCTGCGTCTCAGGATCCTTATGATCAGTAAGATCGTTGAACGGCGGTGGCGAAGAAATATGAAACGTGTCTCTGTTCAATTCGCTTAGTGTTGATCTGTAGTCAGAGTTTGAGTTGACAAAATCTCTTAGCTCATCGAGAGAGTGAATTCTTATCTTAAAGATATCCATCATCTCGGGCGAGATTCTTGAGAAATCAAACGTATCTTCTACATTAGAAATTGAAGTCTGACCTTCGTAGGCGTCAAGAAGAAAGAACGTTTTTTCAGGTGCCGGAAAGTCACCTTTAAGAGTTTCATATATGTTTAGATCTTCGCTAAACTGAAAAAATGTTACGTATTTCATTGTCATCCAGTCAATGTCTCGTAGCTGTAGCGTAGCTGTATTTCTTTAATCGTCGAGTAGTACAGCCCGTCTCCGGAGTAGTACCCGGGGAACACGTTTGCCTTAATGTAGAAATAATAGTCTGCATACGTAGGTGTGAGACTAAAACCAGACAGATATATCCAACCGTTTGCGACCGTCCCAAAACCGCCGGAGTCGAACTTTAGATCGCCAGAACCGGTACCATTCATGTACACTTGAATTCTGCTAGCCGCTATTGAACCGATCTGTATAGCAACGCCCTCAAGTGTCGCGTCGCGGTATCCTGCTGGTAGTATTGGCCTAAATAGGATACTCACAAAGTCATCGTCACTTGAAGTTTTAGCTACCTTTGTTGACGTGGTTACAGTGTATGAGACGGTTCCAAACGCCGCAGAGAACGGGACGTCGTACGGGTAGTCGGCGTCGATTCTGGTGACATAGTTTGAGCTAGAGCTTGTTCTAGCACTTGTCCCACCAAAAACACTCGTGCTTATGCCTCTTGAAGTGTCGACGCGTAGCGATCCACCGCTCGCACTCGATGGGCTAGATATTGCGCTGTCGTACGGTGTCAACGTTAAAATTGCACCAGCCGCAGATGACACCAGATATGCTTGGTTGTACACAGAGCTGGAGCTACCGACTATTCTTACTTCGTCTCCAGGTTCAAGCCCGATTCTACTTGAGCTGTTTAGTTCTACGCGTACGTTGCCGCCTTTTTGAAGAGTAAGAGTGCTGATGCCGTACGATAACGACGTGACAGACGTAGCTATGTTTGGGTAGCCAGCGTCAAAGTCAAACGTGTCACTGATGTAGTAGCCGTTTAATCCAAAGGCAGCAGATCTTTCAAAGTACGTTAGATTTTTCACCCTCGTTGCCGTGCCAGACACGGTCTTGTACGGATAGGCTTCCCACTGCGTACTCGAGTTGTTATCTGAAGACAGATAGTCTTCTGCGGCGCCGTTTTCGCTGGAGTTCGCGAAGATCGCAGAAGAAAAATATGAAGTCTGACTTGCCGCAGCGTACCCAACTGACGACGGTATGTAGGTTCTAACCCAGAGCTTTGGTCTTACGGTTGCAGAGTAAGAACTATACGGACCGTAGACTCCAAGAGTCGAGTAGTAGACGCGGGCACGAAAACGGTACTCGTCTGTTTGATTCGCTGAAAACGCGTATGCGACGGTTCGAGTAGTCGCGTCGTTTGTAAGAAGGTTGCTAGAATCGTTGAACGTGGTCACCGTCCATGATCCGCTAGAGCCGGCAGTTCTTGAGCTACGCTCCCACTGCATATAAGCGCTGCCGTTGTTGTATGCGTTACCGTCTGACGCCATCGTAAGAACAGTGTCGCTCGTGAACCCGTCGACCTTCACTGGAGTAGACGGAGTGTGAAGAGGGTGAGTTAAGACGACGTTTGACGGGTCGCTGTCGTCACTATAGCCAGACACCGGAGACCCGTAATAAGTTCTTGCCGTGCAATAATATGCGGTGTTGTAGCTCAGCCCGGTAAACGTCACAGTTCTAGACGTTGTAGTGTCGTTTGACGGCAGATTCGTGCTGTTGACCGTGTCTTGAAGAGTCCCGCCTGGGTAGTCGTACAACCTAAACTGAATGTACGCCGTCGCGCCGTTGATCGAGTAGTTTGCGTTCGATGACGACGAAAATGAAAGACTTGTCGACGTAATAGTGCCGGTGTTTACCGGAGTTGTCGGTATGGTCTTGACATAGTCAAGCGTCGTGTCCTCGTGGAGAACGAGCATCGACGGCCCCGTCGAAATGACGTTGTTGCTCGAGTCTAGATACTCGATGTACGAATCAAACTGATACGTAGTTCCCCGGGTAAGACCGGTAAAGTTTAACTGCGCCGACGTGTTCGACGACACCATGTTCGACGTAAATACGCTTGTAGTTTGGTTTGTTGTAGAAAACTGCCCGTCAATCCACACGACTGCACGACGTCTATCGGTGCCGGTGTGGTTGACTCCAATTTTGATCGACGTAAGCGTCTTATCGACGGTGTCAAGATCGCTGTACGTCTCGTTTGAGTTTCTAAAATAGAACGGGACCCACGAAGATCCGTCCCAGACCTCGCCTTTGTTGATGTTGACCCACGACGAACCGTTCCATATCTCCGGATCTGTCATCGAGTCCCACGATGAACCGTTCCAAACTTCAAGTGCCATACTTAGTTCTCACTAACTAAAGTGAATGTCGCCTGTAGCCGGGGCAGTTGGTTTAGTCGCGCCGTACGAGATATTTCTTAGGAACCCGCTGGTACCGCCGGAGATAGAGATTGTCGTCGTGCCTGCTGACCCTGAAGTTCTTGTAGGTCCGAGGTAGCCGCCAACGAGTGGTGTAAGCACTCCAACAGAGAACCAAGCGCTTCCATTTGTGTTTAGGTACGCGTTGCCTAGTTCGTCTAACGCACCAGACGATAGCGAAGACGCGCCGATCGTCCAACCGCCAACAGATCCGGTAGTAGACGTCATCGAGCCGGCGGGTGTAACCCTAAACGGCGCGCTGGCAAACGTCGAGTTTCCAAGATAGATACCGTTGGTATCTGCCTTGAAGATCGTCGTACCGGAGCCGATCGTGATCGTGCCACCGACGATCGTGTTGCCTGACAAAATTCTGCCGGTGAGAGTTCCCGTTGTGATGTTGGCAGCGTCAATGTTTGAGACGGTGATAACGCTTGCGTCGATTGTGCCGGCGGTGATCTTATTAGCGCTGATGCTGTCAAGGGCGTTGTCGCCAAGCGTAAACCCGACCCAGCCGGGGCTGACGGGATCTTCCTGATAGCGATAGAACTTATTGTCGTCGTCTGTGTCAAACCAGATGTCGCCAGACTTATAGTTGCCACCCGTCGGCTCGCTTGGCTGTCTGTAGATGACGTTCTTGCCGTTCGCGCTTGCTTGAATAGACGCGACGTTTTCATTTAGCTCTGCGCTAAGGGTCAGTGCGGTAATAGCGCCTGGCGCTATGTTGTCAGAAGTAATCACCCTAGAGCCGATGCGAGTAGGGGTGCCACGTCTAACTATCGACGAAACTTTGGTTTCTGTCTCAAGAAACCTCTGACCAAAAGTACGTCTGCTTCTTCTAAGATTACTCGCCAACTTTGTCAACCTCCCACTCGGCAAACAGCAGCAGTTCAACTTCTTCTGGGAACGCTACGCCGTCTGGAACTCTTACCTTGATGTTCTCGATCTTTCTTACAAGAATGTCGTCTCGAATCTCGAGATCGCTTGACATTCTCATCTGTACAAAGTTGTCGTAGATAATGACGGCGCACCAGTCCCCCGGCGCGTACGTACCAACAACAGGAGCGATGCTACCGTTTACGCCGATCTTTAGATCGGTAACGGGCGGTCTAAACTCACTTAGATAGCGTTGCGCGTAGCTGTACAGTTGACTTTCAGCGTAGGCGTCCTGGCGTGTCTGCGACTCATCAAGAATTGGCCACCCCGCGTTCAACAGGTCTGTCGCGGACGCTACAGCGTACGGTTGGCTAGCTTCGTCTCCAAGATCACTGATGTTTCCGACAACAAAAAATCTTGTTGCAGCGTTTTCTGCTGACTCGTCCATGGTAACGGTATTTATGTTTCCGGGATACTCAAAAACGAGTTCATCAGCGCCAAAACGACTTAGCGGCGACACCTCGCCTGGCGCCGGCGGATTTGGTACGTTGATCGGCAGCAGCACGAACGTTCGCGTAAACGTTGAAGTCGTCGGATCATACGCGCAGTCGATTCGGTACTCAAACCCATCTACGGTGTCAGAATATTCGTCGAGTTCTTCACCAATTGACCGCAGTTCGTAGCCTCTGTACGTGCGGTTGTCGATAGTAACGCCGCTGTAGTCGTTAGTAGAAAAGTCGATGCCGATGTCTGAGTTTCCAGGGAACGGGCCATAGGTGTTTGAGAAGAGACGAGGAGTAACGGTTGCCGACCCTGCCAACGGTACGATTAGGTTGACAGATCCCCCGCTGTCGTACTCATCTACGTTCGAGCTCGCGATAGCAAAGTACGTTGGAGTCGCGATCGTCACCGTTTCTTCGCTGGAGTTGTAAGAACTTGGAGTCACGCCGGCGATGCTTACCTTGTCGCCAACAGAAAATGCGTTATCTGCCGTGATAGTAATGTGGCCGGAGACTTCTCCACCAGACACGTACGCGGCAGGAGTACCCGCGTTTAGTATGGTGAATACCTTTTTAGTTTCAGTGTCCACACTGTAAACTGTCCCGGTGATGTTATACGCTACAGGGTCGACTCCAGTGACGGTCACGGTGTCACCAGCCTTAAACGGCACTATTGAGTCACAGAAGTACCAGAACAAGCCAAACGCGTGAGCCGTGCTTTCAATCATCGGGTGCGTTATGCTTGTTATCGTCGCTTCGTACACCTCGCTCGACGCGACGTAGACGTAGTACGTAAACGTCGTCGACGTCGGTATCGAGTTGATCAAGTGCCTACCATCAAACGTCGCGTACGCGGCCGCCGGATCGTCTACGTTCTCGATATCTACGTACTGCCCGACAGAAAAGCTGTGGCTTGAAGACGTAGTAAGAGTCACAAGGCCAGTTGTCGCGTCCAGCTCTTTCTTAGTCACCGTGGCAGTTGCTGTAGACGTTGGTGCGCTTACGACATTGGTTGCCGTTTTTGCGTATGAAACGGTATTTGTAGTTGTCGCCGTGACGGTGTAGCTGCCGTCAAAACTTGCGCCAATATTCTCAACGTCGACGGTCTGACCGACGCTAAGATCGTGAGCCGAGGACGTAGTTAGCGTGACTACGTTGTCCGTCAGCGCTCTCGTTGATACGGCGAACTCGTTTCTAACTCCAGGCTGCAGCTCTGAGTTCGGAAATTGAATGTTCGAGAAGTCAACCTGCATCTCTGTAAGAAGCTCACGCGTGTAGTCATAGGTGTCGACTCTGACCTTGACGGTCGTAGACGCGTACGTACCGACCGGCAGGCTTGCGATGCTTACGGCGAATGACGTGTCCGTAAGACCGGACGCAAGAATAGTGTAGTAGCCATTGTATGTGAAGTTTGAGACATCGTAGAACTCAAGCTTTACAGGCGCACCTGCTGTAAAGTCGTACGATCCGCTGCTAAGTGTCACTACGGTAAGACCGCCTACAGTTGACTTGACCGCCGTGGCGCCAAAGTCGTGGCTGAACGTGCGCCAGATATTTCTGTGATACAGATAGCTTGTAAATTCAGCGCCCTGAACCGACAGACTTTTTTCGGTCAGACTGTACGATCTGCTCCAGATGATGCCGCCCCAGACGCATTCGTTGTCCCTAACGACGTACAACCCCGTCTTGCCTGGCATCGTGTTTTCATACAGGTTCAACGCATCGGTTTCATCGATGACGGCGATGTTGCCGCTGAACTTGCCGGCGCTCTTTAGCGATCTTTCGTACGAAACGCCTTGAAAAGGAATTTCGGCAAGAAGAGAGTTAGACAGCAGATCTGTTACAAAGTATCTATACTTCGGTGCGGTGGGGTCGAACCCTGTCATGTCTGTCTCTCATCTCTGTTTCTTTGTCAAGGCTAACCGATCCAACCCGACCTATAGTAAATTACCATGGACGCGTCGGACGTGGCGTCGCCTTCGTCTGTGAACTGTATCGGGTTGTCGCCTGAAGAAAGCGTCAACCAATCTGTAAGAGTGTCGATCTTTACGCGGGCGCCAATAGTCTCACCGTTCAACGCAACTTCGTGAGTGTACGTGTCTATCTCAAGAACGTCTGCGTTTCGTGACACGGTGCCTGTAGCCGCCGTGTTTGACACAGTCTGTGTCGTCGTGTTCGTGTAGCTGATGTTGTAGACGCCGGCACCGGAGTTTGCTCCAGTGATCAAAACTACTCCATCGTAGGGAGCTCCCATGCCAGAGACCGTGACGTAGTCGCCCTCAACTATCGTATGCGCCGCGCTAAGTGTCAGTGTTATGACGTAGTTTACGATCTGCTTAAAGGTGACAGTCGCTGTTTCGCTGGCTCGCAGCGGTTCAACGATCGTCAGGACCTGAGTGTTCGCGCTGTTCGCTATCGTCGCCGGGCCAACGATAGGGCCGGTGACCTCGATGAACAGAGGCACCTCGATGTTTCCGACGTTCTCGATCGTGGTCGCGCCGGTTTCTAGTGTAGACGAGTTTGCGCACGCTAGGTTGACTACGTCGTAACCGTCTGGGTCCGAGTCATTCCACGAGTACTTGATCGGATCAGCGGCACGAAGTCCGATCGAGAAGTCGGTTCTTCCGCGCGCGTTTACGGTTTGAATGCTTGGCTTACCGCTTAGGCGAACGAAGGCAGCGCGGGTTGGAGATTCCTTGGTCTTCAGCCACGCGCCCGATCTAACAAGACTGGTAGCGTTGATCAATTCGGCTCTTGCTGCCGGCATTAGATCAGGCCCAGGTGTTAGAAAAGACCCGTTGAGAGTGATTTGGCGTGCCGCCCAGCGGCCTGAAGCGTCGAACGAGCCGTCTCCCCAACCGCGCGGGATGTCGGGAATCTCAGGGTCTGGGTGCTCCCACCAACCAATGATGTCTGTGCACACCCAAAGAACGTTGTTTGCGTCGAGTCTGTTTAGTATGAGATCGCCGAGTAGCACATCTTCTCGGAGCTTCATTCCAGTAAATACTGGCGGCGGCTCCGGAATGAGTGTCTTGTTTACGTTTGTTGTTTCTCTGTTCTGAGAAACGCTGTCGATGTACGGCCCAGAGCCATAGGCTCCGCTCCCGTACGTCAACAAACCGGTGTACTCTGCCATCGAAGTTCAGCCCTGACTAGGCTACGTCTCCGTAGGTGATGTTTGTGGTGCCGCTCGTCGAAAGGCCGAGACTGTTGAACCGTAGCCAGCTACCAGCCTTAGGGGTAATCGTGCCAGATGCAACTGAGACCTGAAGAGGGAATCTTGCGGTTGCTGTACCCTTAAGAACCATTCCACGGATTCTGATCACCTGAATAGCCGCGGTGTCTCCGCCGGTGATCGCTTTGTTCGCTGTAGAGTTGAACTGGTTGAAACCTGTCATCGACGTAGATGAGCCTACAACAGTCTCGAGCGAAACCTTCACCTCTGCCTGAAACTGCGTTGCAGCTGTTGACGCCCAGCCGAGAGTGATCGCTCCTGTAGAAGAATTGTTCAGCCGTAGGTAGTACTCAAATGAGTAGAGATGGTTAAGAGTTAGATTCGGCGAGACGCCAAAAGGATTGGTAGCAGTCGTCGTGATCCCGCTGCCGTCTGCGGCGAGGTAGCGAAACATGGTGCTAGCCAGTTGATAGTCGTCTGTACCAGACGAGTACACGAAGCGACCGTCTATCTCCTGAATAGCGGCGTTCAGTGTGGTGCCCCAGTTTGCGTCGCCGTTTTCCGGTATCTGCGTTGATCCGTTGATTAGATACGTTGTCACGAGTTCTCCATTTCAATCATCTTTACAATCATAACCTACGCGGCGCCTCTGCGGAGTTGTAACGCAAGCTCTCTAGAGATCTTCGACGCGAGTTCGGTTTCATTCATTCCTTCGGACGGGTAGACATTCATGGTGATCCCGCCCTTGACGCCACCGGAAAGAAACTCGATCATCGCCTTGTCGCGCCTTGATAGACCGTCTGGGTCAAGAGGCTCAACGCGTTCTGGACGTCCGGCTTCACCAATGACAGCAAGCACGCCGCCAGGCGTCGGCGACACGGTGCCGCCGAGTGCCATCTGGCGCGCTCTAGTGTCAAAGCGCCCGCTGTCATTAGTGCCGTATGTCGTGTTGGCGGCAATTCGAGATCTGTAGTATTCCGACGCCGCTTTCCCTGCCGCTGCAGCTCTGGCGTTCGACCCATCGATGTCAACTCTTTCAAGAGTGATCTTTGTGACCTTGTCGATGTTGTCAACCAACGGAATAGCGTTGTACGCCGAGATCAAACCGTTTATAGCTGTAATCGCAAGGTTGATACCCCACTCAACTCCACCAATGACTGCGTTGATGATTCCTTCGATGACGCTAACTACACCACTAAAAGTAGACGAGACTATGCGAGCAAGAGTGCCAAACACGGCTGCGAACGCAGACCCGATCTTGTCGAATAGACCACTGATTATCCCAACGCCTAGGTCGATCGCTCCGATTATGGCGTTCCATATAGGCTCAAACACAGGCTTGAGAGCGTTAAACACCGTGCTGAATACGCTGCTTATGAAACCAAACGCCGTTGTTATCGCGCCGACGCCGATGTTGACGCCTGTAGTAATGTACGGCCACACGGTGTCGAAGATGCTCTTTAAGAAGCCGAACACCGTCGAGAAGACACTCTTAACTACACCGAACACCGTCGAGAAGATCGATCCGAAGTTCTTAACGCCCCAGGATATGGCACCCCAAACCGCCTTGAACACGACCTTAAGGACCGTAAACACTCCGATGAAGATCGCCTTGACGATGTTGAACACCATCATGAACAGCACCTTAAAGATCTCAAGGCCTTTCATAAAGATTCTAAAAACGTTGACAAACAGGACGCGTAGTATGTTGAACACCGGCCTAGCGACAACCATGAACGCTCTGAAGACCGTCTTGAAGACGTTGAATATTACGCCTAGCACCGTCTTGACGACTTTGAAGAACGTCTTAAAGACGAACAACACGGGCTGCATCGCCTTGTTGACGATAGGCCAAATCTTATTGAATACGCCTTTCCAGAAGTCGAACAGGAACTGAACGTACCTAACTATCAGATCTATTACGCCCTTAATGATCCCCCAAATAGCGTTGAACACCGGCTTGAGGATTTCTACTAGCCCTAGTATGATGGTAATTATAGGCGCAAGAATCGCTCTCATTATGCTGAAGGCAGCCTTAAAGGTGTTAACAAGAGACTTAAACGCAAACTCTATGGTATTACTGATCGACCCAAACGCTTTACCAAAGTGTTTTTTCGCGCCGTCTACGTCTCCGCTGAGAAGCGAAAACACGCCGCGGATGATCTCATACACTGCCTTGAATGCGTTTATTACGGCACCGATGGCGTAGATAAACGACATAATTCCAAACTTGATGCCGTCAATCAACGGCATGACAAACCGCTCCAGGTACGGGACCCAATACTCCGCTAGGAAGTCGCCAAACGCCCTAAATGCGTTCTTAAACTTATCGATAGATATGCTACCGACTCCCATCGCGCCGAAAACTTCATCGAGTACGCCCTTGATATCGTCGAACGCGTCCTTGAGTTTTGCTAGAACCTTTTCCCACAGCTCCTTAAGGGCGTCCCTAAGCTTTTGGCTGTAGACTATAGCAAGAGCGATCGCGGCGTACAGCGCGGCTATCGCTATAGTTATTCCGGTAGCTACACCGCCGCCGACGCCAAGCAGCATAATTCCAAGTCTTAGAAGCTTAAAATACCCAATCACGCCCTTTAGCAGAACGCCAAGAACCCTGAAAACAAAGGCGATTTTACCGAACGCGCCCCCTATGGCCATAAAAACGAATCTACCGATTCTGCCAACGACGCTGAGAGCCTTGCTTACACCGATGATCATCGCTACTTGAAGAGCGATCTTTCTTATTATGTCGTTGGAGAAGATCTTGATAAGAATGTCAAGAACAGTTTCAAGAGTCCCAAAGAACATTTCGATAGACTGCGACTCGGCGAACAGCGACAAAAATTCTCCAAGCTTTGTCACAAAATCGCCCATAGCCGGGGCTGCCTTTTGTAGAATCTCAAACACGTCGCCGATCGTGCCGGCCAACGGCATCAACGCGTCGGCTGTCTTACCGATGCTTTCATCGTCGCCAAGCTTTAGAAATTCCTTTACTATCTCGACAATCAATGTCGAGATCTTTGAAAAGTTCTCAGATGCGTCGATAAAGAACTGTTTCAATGACCCGTCATCAAGAAGTTTTTTAGTGAACTCGTCGAACTTCTTCATCGACTTTTCAAACGTGTCAAGCAGCATCTCGCCGCCGGAGCCTGGCCCCGACGCGGCTTTGCCGATGTTCTTGATCGCGCCGAATAGTCCGTTCTTGCCGAGCGCGCGACCAAGCTGCGCAGCGATATCGCCTGCTCTAGTGAACGTATTGCGCAGCTCTCCTGTTTGATTTCTAAGTTCTCTCGTCTCCTTCCAACCAGTGGTTAAGGTGACGATCCAGTCGGTAAAACGACGTATGAGCGGGTCTGCCGCGTCGAGCAGCGACAACATGATGTCGTACAGGTTACCGAACACGATGCCAAGTTTGCCTGTCGTGTCGGCGTTAGTGTCAGTGATTCTTGTCAGCTCTTCTAGGTTTTTACCTTCAGTGACAATCTTTGAAAAGTCAAGCGCAGATTTGCCAAGAGCCTTGCCTGTTTTTTGAAGAATAGGTTGAAGAGCCGGAAATAGATTAGTGACAAGATTGTCAAGAGCAAAGGTTAGAGGCCCAAAAAGTTCCTTACCTGCAGCGTGACGAAGCTCTACGAGTTTGGGCTGAATAGATACGAGGTACTCAGCAAACGCTCTTGCCTCTGCGGATAGTTTATTCAGCGCTTCAGCATCTGCCGAGCTGCCGCCGCCGCTACCTTTTCTCGCTTCCTCGAGTCTTTCCTGCGCCTCTATGAGCCGCTTTAGCGCGTCAAGTTCTGCCTTTGCTCGCGCATCTACAGCTTCCTGTACCGCTTTTTGCGCGTCGACAACTTCTTCTTGGCCTTCAACACCAAGTTTGTTTCTTTTTTCAGTTTCTTTAGCAAGGTCAGCGTTTCTATCCTTCGCGCGACGCATGTTGAGGTCGGCTTCTTGATAGGCAAGTTCAGCCTCGCGTCTAGCTCTTGAGTTCGGGGGCAGATCTTGAACTCGAGCAAGCGTTTCTCTCGCCTTCTCAAGTTCAATGGCGGCTTTCTTTTCAGATATCGCCGCGTCTTCAGCGTCAAAATTGAGTTGCTGCAGACTTTCAGACGCCTCCTGCCTCGCTTTAGTTAGCCGTTCTTCTGCTTCAGTTAATCGATCGTTCGCTCTAGCAAGCGCTTCACGATTTTGCTCGAGTACTTCAGCTAATCGTCTTTCGGCCTCCGCCACTCGCTTTGAGTTGTCCCCGCCTCCGCCGCCACCTTTCTTCGTGAGCGACTTCATCGCTGCACCGATGCCGCTGAACGCCATCTTTGCAGTTATCGCGGCCTGACCGATCGCCGAGAAGATGCTAGGAAGAACGATCAGAGATGGTAGAGCTGCTGCAACCTGCGACGTAAGAGCCGTAAGACCAGACACCATCGATGAGAGACCGCCGACAGCGACGGCAATTGCGGGACCAAAGGCATAGCCTTGGATCGTCATTCTTCTGAATGCTTCGTACGCCTGGTCTGCTTCTCGTCTGAAGTCAGTGGTGATCGCTTTGATCTTTATGTACGCTGTACCGACAATTGCCATGTGCCGTCACCTCCTCACATCGTATTGCATCAGTATTGATTTTACAACGGTTTTTAGTGGCCTAGTGGAGCGTCGAGGCCTCTACCAAACGGAAGTCTCGACGACGCGTCTGGGGACGTTGGGGCGATGTATGGCTTGACTTCTCGAGATTTTCCAGACCGTTCAAACGGGTCTACAGGCACAGGAACTTCGTAGTCTTCTTCCATTATGCTATCAGCAACATCCGGCGGAAGAGTAGTGCCGCTGTTCTTAGAAGACGCGTACTTGTACTCTCTGCCGTACAGATTAGCGTATAGAGAAATTCTTGATTTGTCTCGCGCCTCGCCCTGCTCAGCGGTGCTGATCGAGTGCATGTCTTCTTCAAAATAGAAATGAAGAACGTCAAGAAGATCCGGCGCAGATAGCGACCGAAGATCTAACCCAAGAGTTATTGATTTGCCGTTTACATACGGCCAGAGTTCTACTGCCCAGTCGACGAGAGCTCTGGCCGCTTCGTAGGGCGTTCAGAGTACATTTCGACGAGCCATTGAATGATGTCCATCAGAGTTTCCATATGGACGATCCGCTCAGGGTCTAGGCACAGAACGTTGAATCTTTCAAGACTCTCCGGCACTAGCACTGTACTAAAGAACTGGTCAACAACCTTACCAGCGTCTGAAGCGTTTTCATCTGCTGTTTTTGTCGCCAGGTCAAGAATAGTCTTGCCTGGGATCTGCGGGCGACAGGTAAACTCTTCGTCGCACAACTTGAATGAGATCGGTTCGGCGTCCGAAAAATCAGGGGTCCCGAAGTCCTTAAACTTAGCCATCAGATATCTACGTCTCCATCCGTGTGTTAGGTATCTTTTGTGCAACTACGCACTGGTAAACTATAACATTTTTCACGTGTTCTCATGCAAAAAAGAGCAGACTTATCACGTCTTCATCGCTATTCTAAGAGCTGTTGTCAAATACGGATTTGGCCTAGTTCCAGGGTGCATGACAGCTCTTTTATGAACAATTACTCCATTGCTTCCTCTAAACCTCAGAAGCTTGGGTGGTGTGGCAACGATAACGTGCGGCCGCGTGCCGGTGTGATGAAGGAGAGCGTACGTTCTCATCGAGCCAATTGTGAACTCAAAACCAGTCGCCGTTCTAGATCGCTGCATTGATATTGAAGCCGCGAGTCGCCCAGTACGCTTACCCACAAGTGATCTAGCGATCTCCTGCGCTTTTCTAGCCTTGGCCTCGACGTGCTTATTGACCTTACCGCCACGCGAGTTCAGCATCACCTCAATAGCGCCGTAGTCCCACTTCATGTAGACCTGTGTGCTAACGCTCATCTTAGACCTACGGGATCGCCATCGTCAACTGAAGTACGACGAGTTGAAAACCACCTTCAGGTGGCGGCGTCTCGACGGTTCCGATGACACCGATTCCGTACCCGCCTTCTTCCCACATATCAAGAAGATTTATCGACTGAAGAAGAACCCAGGTATCGATCGCTGATATCTGCGCGGCTTCCTCGATAGTCGCCGACGTTGGCGGCCTGCCGTTTACGGACACGGTCGGTATCTCTCTAGCGACGGTGACAAGAACAACCGCTGTTCTAGGCGCAGTGCATCTTCTTGGTTCGGAGATCTCGTTGCCAGGTGAGCCAAGATATGTTTGAACAAGTGTCACCGTCAACTGTTCGCAGTCGATAGATGACTGTCCGACCGTCCAATACCTTCTCGTTGGCAGTGGTACGTTGTACGAGTTAAACGTAGTGACGACGCGCGCCAAGATACCATCTAGCATATTGCAGATGTTTAGCGCGTCTTCTGAGACCTCTGAGATATCTACGATTCCCACTTAGGATCCGATCGTGTATGCGTTGATGACAGACGAGGCAAGACCGATCTTTAGGTTGCCGGTGCAGATCAACGACGTCTCCGTCGTGCCACCAACTGTCCGTGTGCCGTACAGTTCGTACGTCCCGGGGTCGATCATCTTTAGAACCTCAAGGGCGTCGGCATACGTTACGGAGATGGTTATTCTATCGTCCGTTGTAGAAGTGGCGGTGCCGCTTGCTGCGACAGACGATACGTTCGACGCGGTCTTGGCGTATCTAAACGTCGTAGGTGTCGGCACCTGAGTTATCGTATATGTGCCGTTGAACGTTGCGTCAACACCGGCGATGACAACCTCGGTGTCGACGTAAAAACCATGATCTGTGCTCGTAGTGATCGTGGCGACGTTCGACGACAATGACTTGTTCGTCACGGTTCTTGCCGAGGTCGTCGGGTCACTTGTCACCGCGGCGCCTGTCAACGTCTTCGACGCCGTTTCACCGTAGTTTCTGATGATTACCTCGGGAGACCACCCGCCGGACAGAAGGAACAGACCGTTGATGGAATCGAGTGACACGTTCGTCGTACCTGTCCCACCAGCGGGGACGACGATGTCGAGAGCGCTTGCGCCGAGCTTCATCGACTTCGGCGCGCTTCTTCTTGCTCTTGGAACGTCGGTAGAAAATACTCTGGCCTTGGCCTTTGCCTTGTCTGGGTTCACAGACTTAAGAAACAGGTCTACAGCGTACAGACCTGTACGCATCTCGTCGATGAAGTCCTGACTATCCAGCAGCGTGTACGACACGCCCTGTCGAGATATCGACGTTACACGCTGTGGCAGGGCGCACGTGTCGTCGCCATTGAACAACTTTGCAAACTCGATGGCTAGAGTTCTTGCAGCCATCTTGCCCATCGTCGGCGGCTCAACTCCATATGAGTACGTGACCTCGACGTTACACGCCGACCACGGAACGCCGACAACGGCTTGAATTGTCGAGTGATCAACCAAGTAGTACTTGTCGGGGCTTATTATGTTGCCTACTCTGTCACGTATCGTGTGTATTTTTGTGACTGGCCGACCGCGAAGACGAATACGAGACGTGGAGGTCATGCCGTCCGACGTCATGTCTTCGTAGAAGTCAAGGTCATCTGAGAAGAAGTTATACACGTCACCATCGACAAGAATGGCCTTGTTGTTGTCGATGGCTGGGCCGTAACGGTACGTACGACCGGCGCATACGTAGCGCTCCGTAACAGTGGTGGTTCCGCTGTATTTACGTCCCGACAGCGCCCAGAGCAGGTTAGAGGCCGACTTGGCGGCCTCGTAAGCAAACTCTGTCTCGGCAAAATCGCCGAGCTCCTCGGGTGTTACCCATAGATTAGACATCTTACCTCGTCTCTATCTGCATAAACTGCAATGGCGCGTCCTATGTATTTTACACATAGAACGCGCCATTGACAGTTACGCTGATCAGGACGTCGGGTCCTCTGTGGACGCGATGATGAAGTCGATCGACTCGTCCTCGTTGTAGTTGATGTTGCCAGGCATGTTGTATGCGGTTGTCGAACCCTGCGAGGTGAAGTCGGTCACTGCCCAGCTGTTAGCTGTGCAGAGAACGGTGCCTGTGTCGGCAGCCGAGGTGATCGTACCACTCGTTGTTGTTGTGTACGTGAGCGTTGTTGTCAACGGCACTGCAGTGATCGTGTATGTTCCTTCAATTACTGAGTTGCCGTTCGTTCCAGACACTGTAATCTCGTCGCCAACGCGCAGCCCGTGAGCTGTAGACGTTGTGAGGGTAACTGTTGAGCCCGAGCGGGCGCTGTTCGAGATGGTCTTGGTGATGTCACCGTGCCACTGGTAGAAGCCCTTGCGGCCGGTCGGCGCCCACGTTGAACGAGCGTACGAGTACGGGCGCTCTGTGGCGGTCGGGAACTCCCAGCGATCGTCGAGGCCGTCAGCGAACAACGAGTTTCCGAGGCCGTAACCTTCAAAGGTTGTCGCGATCATGCCGTTCTCGATCACGCGATCGCCTGACTGACGAAGCTTGGCGTACGGGAACACCCAGTGGAAGTAGGGGTTTGTTCCGGCGCGCTTACCGTCAGCAACGGCGAACGACCAGCACTCGATCGCAACACCGTTACCGGCGGGGTCGTCACCAACAGCGGGGGACGACCAACCGATGCTCTTGCGGCTTGGAGCAGCGTATGTGCCATAGTTCTTGCGAAGCAGCAGACCGCCGGACACGAGCTGTGTCAACTCGGGGTCTGGCTCACAGATCGCGAGCTCCATAGTCACTCTCTTCAGAGTGTCGGGCGCGCGGTACGAGACGCAGATGACGCCGTTTGCCGACTTCTCGACAATTTCGTCTCCCTGCTCGTATTCCGGCGTGAACGACAGACGCATGAACGCGCTGGTCGTGTAACTGTCGCCAGGCTGATTAAGAAGGTTGCCAGACGCGTCAAGACGTGTGACGCGAATTGACACACCTTGAATACTCGCGGCGTAATCTTGAGTTGCCATGTGGTTTTCTCCTTGATAGAAATCTGCTAACGCAGTTAATCTTATATCGACAAATCAACCCTGACAGCGAGATGAATCGACGTGTCAAAGTATACCGCGGCCGGGCGAATTGCCTTGAGCCGCATATCGTTCTGGTTTCCGGACACGTCGTACGCCTGGGCTAGATTGTCGTTCACAACGTCAACGTTTCCAAGGAAAACTTTTACTTTTCCAGTTGCGAAGATCCACTTGTTGGTGTCTGACGCTGTCGCGCCAGTCGCGCCGTCAGGGCCTGTTCCGGAGTATCCAGATCCGACGATGACTGGAGTTCCGCCCATCGTCTGAAGGTGCTCCTTGCCTTTGTCGTGGAAAAGCATGTTGCTGTTGCTCGAAAGTATGGCGACCATGTCTCGCGTCATGTGAATGACGCCTTGCTCGCCGCCGTCAGATGTCTGACCGATGTAGTGCTCTAGAAGTGCAAGAGCTCTTTTTGCAGAAAGCGCAGTACCGCTGCTTAGAATTGTAGCGGTGCTCGCTGTAAGTGCCTTGTTGTCGTGGCTCTCGCCTTTACGGATTGCTCCGTCCCAAAGCTCGAGCTCAAGGGCGTGTTGAGAAACGCCTTCAAGTTGACGCTTGATACGTGCGATTCTGTCGAGACCTAGAAAGCCTAGTGTAGATTTAATCTCTTCGACTTCAATGAAAAATGGCTTGATCTCGTCGAAGTAGTTTACCGCAGCAGCGGCGACAACGTCTTCGCTGGTGTTGTCTGTGTCGTCATAATTTGAGACGTGATAGACTTCTGTCTCCCACTCTTGCGAGAAACCGCGAACCCACTTGTCTTCCTCGTTCGAGTTATTGGGCTTAGCTACAGAAAGCAGACCGAACATCGAAGGTTCTATTTTTGGTGCTTGTATTACACCATTCTTTGGGAAAGCCATCTATGGTTCCTTACCTGATGAAAGTTGCTTTTTATTCGTTTTGGGGGAGCCCGCACGGATGCAGGCTCCCCCTAACGAGTGTACTACTGGGATCAGTATTCGATCGCAGCGGCGGTGGCAGCACCGGTCGTGTCGCGGAGGGCAGCAGCCACACCGTTCACGCTGATGGTGGATGTCACGACGAGCGACTCGATACCAACCTTAGCGATGCCCTCGAAGGTTTCAACGAACATCTTGTAGTCGTTGGTGCCGACGAGTGTCGAGTCACGGATGATACCAAGATCCAAGGTACCGCCGTCGAGGAACAGGAACGTTCCTTCGGCGAAGATGTACCAAGTGAAGGTGTCTGTGAACTCGTTCATCGCTTCTGCGCCCTGCGCGCCGTAGACGTTCAGGTCGGGCGAGAACGTGATGCTCACTCCACGAGAAGCGAGGTAGCCCTCGATCTCGCCAGCGGCAACGTTCATTGTCCCGTCGCCAGGCATGGCCAACGTGAGGTCGGCGATCATGGCGTCACGGATCCATGTAGGAGCAATGACCTTGAGGTTCTGCGACGGGTCAAGACGGTGACGGCTACGGTACTGAGTAGCGGCGCGGCCGACCTGCACGAGGAAGTCGCGAGCAACACCGATGAGGCTGGTGGTGGTCACGGCTGTCGAGCCGGATGTCAGCTTGCTAGCCAAGTACTGCTCGGCCTCACGGGCGTGCTGGATCAGAGCAAGCTCGTTGTGACGAGCAATCAACTCTGGATACGCACGTGTCATGAGGTTACCGAACTGGAGCTGCAGGGTCACGGCGTCGGTGGCGACTGTGAGCTCTGTAGCGGCAGAAACGGTGAGGCTGGTCTTGGTGTCGGTACCGGGGCTGGTGTCGGTGACGTTTGTCCACACTCCAACGGCGTTGGCGTAGCTGCTCAGCACCGGGGGCTGAATGTAGCGGATACCGCCACGGTCAGCCTGGAAGCGAGGCAGCGAGTCACGGATCGGGCGAACCGTGGTGCCGAAGCCGAAGATGTCGTACTTGACCTCGAACGGTGTGCTGTGTCCACCGGACGCGACTAGCGCCTCGGGACCAGTTACGCTCTTGATCTTGACGGTGTTGGAATCCACGTCGGACGTGAGGACTCTCTCATCGGGGTAACGGGTAGTGATCGACGCAACGATGTGCTGCTCGCCGTCTCCGCCCTTGACACGGCGAAGACCGTGCAAACGCGAAGCCATGGCCTCAGCAATTTCGGTGTAGTCGCTCATCTGAGCGCCGGCTGTGTAACCAGGGATGTCAGCACCGGCGGTGATCACCGTCGGAGCAGCTTCCTTGGCTTGAGGGCGGCGGTCAGCGGGAGCCTGGACGTTGACGTCCTGAGCTCCATCTTCTGCGGCGGCGGTCATAGGTGCCTCCTGGCCTTCCTGCTCCTGTGGAGCGGTTTCTGTGATTGTGGTTAGTTCAGCCACCTCTTCGACCGCTACTGCGGCTTCTTCGACGGCTTCTGTGATCTCGATTGTTGTGGTGTCTTCGGTTGCTGAAAGTTCTGAGCCTTCCACTGTCTCGGTCGACGCTGACGACATGGCCGGCATTTCCTTCTTCTCCTCTTCGGCTTCAGGGGCCTCGGCCGGAGCCGCTTCCTCTGTCTCTTCTGCCTCGGGAGCCATAGGCGCCTCTTCCATCTCACCCTCCTGCATCGCTGCCTGCACGCGAGTGGCGGCCTCGGCGGCGCGGGCGGCTAGCTCTTGAGCTAGTGCCTGGCGACGCTTCGACTCACCGCGCACGGTGTCGAGCATGTCAGCAAGAGTTGTCATTGCCTCAACCGTTTCCGGTGTCGGATCATTACCTTCAACCGCCTCAAACTCCGTAACAATGGCAGTCTGCAGCTCGACGATTTGCTCGTCGGTCAGCTCTCCCATGTTATCGAGTTGTTGCTTGATTTGGTCCACTGTCCCTCCTCCGGGCCAGTCACGGTAAACAACTGTAGTTTACCTAGGGTTTCTGTCCAAGGGAGGGACTCACAAGCACGAACGCTCGGAGGCACTCACCTAGGTTTTATATTAACATACAATTATGTCAACAATCGAAGAAGCGTGCTCATTTCAGAGGACACCTCTCCTTGAGAAAAGTAGTCTCCACCGGCCTTGTATGTCCGGAGTTTCTGGGTAACCTCGTCGGCATCTTTCTTGCCGATCTTCTTTTCTACTCGAGAAATCATCTCGTCCATTAGATTTTTAAGTGGCTCCGGCAGGTCACTGAAGCGCATCTTCTTAGTGTCAGAACCAAACGTGTCAGATCCTGCCAAAGAATTAGCGATGGCGACACCAAGCAAACGTGCGGTTTCTCGTACGTTTTCTAAAGAATCAGCGTTCAAAGCCCCTGTGTCTAGCCGTGTAAGAACGGACCTCAACTGGTCGGCGGCCTTAGCGGCTGCCTTTAGACTTCCAGCCTCGTTTAGCTTTTCTATTTCTTCGGCTCTCGCTAGCGAGGCCTCTAGACCAGCTACCTGTAGGTTTTCCTTGATACGCGCGAGGACAGCCCTAAACTTTCCCTTAGCGTCTCGAGGCTGTGTCTTGCCAGACTCGTAGATCGTGTTCTCGCGGTCATATTCCTTAGAATACGAAACTGCTTTTGACTTTGGTTCTTCAGCCATTCTTCTTCACAACTCCGTCGGGGATCAGTGCGAATCGGCACACGCCCATTGGCTCGACTGGCATTGCGAGAATCTTGCATGACGTGCCGCCTTCATACAGAATGCAGTACTCGCAGCTTATGTTCTTTTCAGCCTTGTCGTTCTCCGATGCTGGAGTGTAGCCAGCCCAGACGCCTGTGTCGTCCTGATTGAACTTACCGTACTTTTCGGTGATCTCGATTAGAGCCTCGGCGAGTTCTTTCTCTTCTGCAACGACGACTCCACCCATGGCGTCTGCGGTGATAACGCGATCAGCTTGAGCTTTTGGGCTATCAGTCTCAGAAACTTTCGCCTTGAGCGAGGCGACTCGAGCCTGAATGTTGTCGACCACGTCGTCGTCGATCAGGCCCGCTGTCTTCCACTGATCAGGGATGAGGTCTGCCTTGCCGAGACCACGCGCGCGCTTCATGATGTGACGACGCACGAGTGCTCGCTTCGACGGCTTTGATCTGCCGTACGCTTGGATAGCGTTACGAAGATCCGACTCGTTGCTGATCGGATACGATCCGTCGGGAAGAGCCTTACCCTCTTCGGCAAGCTTCTTGCGCTTCTTCATCGAGATATATCCGAGCGACTCGTAGTCTTCGCCGTCACGCACACGAGCGGCAAGCTCCTCGGCCTTCGCGGCGAGCTGCGCTTGACGCTCTTGCTTAACGGCTTCAATCTTTGCACGAGCCTCGTCAGCCTTGGCCGCAAGCACCGTCGGGTCTGGGCGAACACCTGTCTGAATCTCGAGCTGAGCGATTCTGTTGTTGAGTTCGTTCAGCGGGTCGTTCTTCAGCTTAGCGAGTGTCATCGCACCGGCCGCGACGAGCGCGTAGACCTGGCCGCTTGCGACTCTTGCGCGAGCGATCGGAAATCCGGGGACGTTTACCTGACAGACAGCAACGAGCTCGAGGCTGCCCTTGATTGGGCGCCAGTCGCCTGAAGGTGCCGAGGCACGCAGCGCGCGAATCTGCTCAGGGGCCGCGTTGGGGCGCAGCGCTCCAGCAACCCAGATACCATGAGCGTCTTCGCCGGCATGAACGTCGGCGATCGCTGAACCGGTGTCGTCGTAGTGACGGGCGGCCTCAACAGCACTTGCCTCGAGCGAGGCATGACCACCGGCAAGAGTCAACTGACCGACGGGGTAATCGTTTCCGTCGTCTGCACGCAGAACTCCGGTGTGGAAGTACGCGTACTTGCTGCGGCTGCGCGGTGGCTTTGTCCCGTACGACATTCCGATGTGATCGACGTGCCATGCAGCGATGTGACCAAAGACTCTACCGTTATCATCGACTGTGAGCGGTGTCGGCTTTGACAGCTTGGGATCGGCAAACCAAGTTGCCGGCGGAACCACTGGAATTGAACTTGCGACCATTCCGCACGCAACGAGCGCCGCGGCTTCAAGATCGTCAACCTGATCGACGTATATACCGTCTGCCATCGGCTTCATTTCTTCCTCCTGCTGTTGAGAAGAGTTTGCATCTTCTTCAATGTAGATCTTGCATTCCTCAAAGGCTGGCTTAGGGACAATCGTCACGGCCATGACTCTGGCCTTGTCAACCTTGATCTTAGTACCGCCAATTTTTTCTGACTTTTTGATTTCTTCCTTCAGATCTTCCTTGAGATCTTCGATGTCTGTCTTCGCATCGGCGGTTTCGTTCGGGTCCTCTTCGCTTGCCTCGAATCTGTCGAGGTCAGCGGACACGCCTCTGATAAAGCCGTTACGAACCATTCTTTCGACTTCGCGGCCGTACGGGCCGGTGTCGAATACGCCACGAGCGTTACCAATGCCGTCATCGGTGCGTTCCATGCTGTCGATTCTTCCAACAACAACCGAACCGTCGTGGCCATCGGATGTTTTGATCTGCCACAGCAACGGCAGCGGCAACTCACGAACCGTGATGGCGCCACGCTTGAAGATTCTACCGTCACCTGTCTCGACGCCTTCTGGGATGACGAGAGGGATCGAGAACGGTGACCCACAGTGTTCCGATGAAGCTGACGCAAGTGTCACACGAGCCTTAGCGTCGGCGATCTTTGCGCGGCTAATCAGCGCCGCAACGACCGCTTCGTATTCCGCTATTTCGTAGTCGTTCAATCCGCTGCCGCGGACGTTTCTCTTGCCGACGTTAAACTTGCTGCCAGGCCATACTCCGGTAGCTTCCTTGTGGCGAAGAGAGCAGTATCCCTTAGCGCGTGGGCCCATGTACTTAGATAGTTGACGGTAGCAACGTGTCCAGTCGCCAGGCGTGTTCCAACGAATCTTCGCTGCACCGCGTCCGTACAGCCAGTAGCGACGAAGCTTTTCTGCCTTGCCGCGATTTCGGTCTAGCCCGCCTTCTCCAACGGCGACAAGCGGGTCGATCTTTGCAGAATGAAGATCTGCGATGATCTTTGCGTTGCGACCGTAGATACCGGATGCGACGAGACCGTCTACCTGAGCGAGAGTGTCCTTGTATACTTCACCTGTAAGTGCCACGACAGGCGGTGGAGTAGCAGACGTTAGATCGGCAAGAATCTGCGGATCCTTCTCCCACTTCTTGTCGACGCGCTTGAACGTCATCGGCGAAGTGGAGTTGCTTGCGGCGGGAACGATGCACACGAGATCCATGACCGCTCGAGGATCGTCGGGCGACACGAGAGCGAAATACATGGGCTCAACGTCACTCGTCTCCGGAGTGATCTCTTCGCCTATGCCTTCGGACTTCGGCTTTTCTTCTTTTTCGTTCGCCTCTGCGGCTGAAGTGATCGGCTGATAGTAGAGGTTGTTCTTCTTCTTTTTAAAGAACTCCTGAAGAAGAGGGTGATCCTTCGCACTGTCTGTGTACAGCTCGGTGCCGGTGTCCTTCTCGAGCTTCTTAAGGTAGTCCGACTTCTTATGTTTTGCAGCTCGGTCACCGGGTTCGCTCGACTTCCACGGAGTCTGCGAAGACCCGGGCTGTTGCCTACCGCGCTGTGACATTACCCAGGCCGGATAGTCGGCGACGATCTGTGTAAGATCTGCCGCTCCAAGCGCGGGAAGTCCGCCGGGGATAGAAGCGTTAGGTCTGTCGATCGGAGCTCGCGGCTGAGCAAGAATGCCTGAAGTGTCGAGAGGCTGCTGATCGCTCTCCCGCTGCGGACGAATCGGAGTCGGTGCAAACGTGTCTTCGCCTTCAGTCTGGTTTGCAGGCACATCGACTGTTGAGCCGTCGTCCATTTTTACGGTCACGCTCTGCGTCTCCGGGTTGATTCTGGTGATGCTGCCACGCTTGTTCGTGTCGCCACCGACCACAACTCGTGATCCCGCCTTTGAGAACTTGCCTTTCTTATCACGAACCTGGCGTCTAGCGTTCTGCGCGCGCTCCTCCGGAGTGTACTCGGCTTCATCGCCGCCAGGGCCGCTCAACGGCTCCTCACCTGCGGCGACCATCGCGGCATCAACCATCACCCAGTCGATGCCGTCAGCGGCCTCAGCCACAAGCGTTGCCTCGTACTCGTCAAGGTCGTCGATGGCGACTGCGCTGAAAGGCGACTCCTGCATGTGAGCCGATATGATCATTGCAGACTGCGGATCGATGAAGATATGGTGCTTTTCTACCGTGTCGTACGGGTCATCAAGCGACCTATCGTAGGTCATGATATCGCTGTCGATGTGACCGAGGTCGTCCCAGCCTCTGCCGTCCCACACGCTGACCTTGCCAAAGGCGTCGATCATGTACAGCCTGTCGATCCCAGAACCGTCGAGTCTCACTCTTGCAGCGAACTCGGGGGCTCTGTTGTCTTCTCCATCGTACGCCTCTGCCATGTTAAATGCGCTGGTGTCGGAGTCGTAGTCAGAGCCGTAGACGTCGTACTTTGTCTCGTACATTCCTTCGCCAGAAGCGTCTGCCTTTAGCGCCTTGTTCTCGCGCTCGACGATCTGACGAGCCCATCTCCACGCGGTGTCTCCACCCCAAAGAGCCCACGCGATTCGCCCACGCGACGGGAATCCGTCTTCGCCAGGCTTGTATCCTTCAGCCTTCTTGTCGATCTCGTGGCGAGGAAAATACTTGGCGATGTGACGAACCTTATTGATTCCGATCTGCCCGCCTTTAGCGAGAATGCGAGCGGTGTTCACACCGACCGGGGTGCCGCCACGCTTATGCTCCTTGCGCCATTCAAGAGCTCGCTTCGCCTCTTCCTGCGCGCCCTTTGGAATGGTGTACAGGCGAGCAGCCGCGGTGATTGTCGTGATACTGATGTCGGAGAGAGCGCCGGTCGCTAGTTCGAGATGAACCTCAGAAGGTTGTACTTCTGTTCTGTCCCACGCATAGATGTATGACAGGTCCTCAAGAGGGCCTGTCTCCTCGACCATGTTTGTTAACTTGTCAATGACGACAGCATTTCTGCCGTCAGTGAACAGCATCGAGTTTCTTGATTCACCGTGAAGAGTTATCATTATTTAGCACCTTCACTTGATTTTACACCATCTTTAATTGGCCCACCAGTGACCCAGGCGTCACAGGTGCGGCTTGCAGCGCACTTGAAGTCGAAGGCCTCGCAGAACCCAAGCTCGGCTGCATCGATCGCGTCCCACGCGTCCTGTTCGCCAGATCCGCCACTTTCGATTCCGGTAGCGATGCAGTTCTTCATCTTCGACGTGATGACGAAGAACACGCAGTTAGCGCAAAGGCTCTTCTTGGCGTCCTCTGGCTTAATATTCCACGACTTTGCCTTGTCTGCCCAGAAGTCCTCGTTTGGTTCCTTCGGGTTGAGCGGGCCGTATCCGGCAACGGTAATCGCTCTCTTGCGGTTCTTAAGGTTGATCGCGATGTCCAGCGTAGCCGGTGGGCAGCCGGTAGTGTCGTTTGCCGCGGGGGCGGCTGCACCACCGTCTTCAGCGGCTGCAGTAAGTGACGGCTTAAAGTTTCCGCTGTACATGACTGAGCGGTTCTTTGCCTGAAACTTGTCAAACCTTTCGATGACAGAAACGTCACCGTAGAACTCTGTAGAGTATCTTAGATCGTCCGTTTCTTCCTCGAAGAACTTGTTGCTTACCTTGATCCAAGACCCGTTGTCACGAACAAACGTAGCCTTCTTTTCGGAGCTCGAGTAGACTAGGTACTCAGGCTCGCCTGAGTCAAGATCGGTAATGAGGTACAGATCGTCACCGGTCTTAAGAGCCGTTGGCCACTTTTTGATGTCTGCAATTCCCATGTTCACTCGGCCTTCTTGTCCGCGCTGGGCGCCGTGCTGTAGACACTGGCGTAATCAACTTTCCAGTCTCTTTTACCTGTAAGATACATAATTATATAATCATCTTGCGACATGTTAGAGTCAAGTTCAGCAAGTAATCCGGTAAGAGCGTAAAGATTGTTCTTGTCGAACGAAGACAGTTTCGCTCTTTCTAGAAGAACTGTAATCTGCTTGTGTGTGCCTGGTGTGTTCATTGTATCATCTTCTTTATCGGTCAAAAGCCGTCATAGCTCTTAAACATTCTGTTCTCTTCTTCGGACATTTCTCGTATGACGTAGAGAACGCCTCTGCTCATGAAAAACGCCTTTTGGTCAATTTCATCGACGTACAGAGGCGTTTTCTTGTCGAGATCAAAAAACGTCGCCCCTCTCTCGTGGTTAATGAATAACTGATCGTCCGGTGCCTCGACGACCGCGAAAGCAAAACGTCTAGTACCTTTCATTTCTCCTGAGACGTTCTCCAAAATTGCTGGTCTGGCGATCAATGAACTGCGGTCTTTAGAGCCTTCTGCTTTACTGAAGACAAATAGAGGTTCTTTGCTCATTTTTACGCACCTCCTGTGACGAAGAAATCTTGGATAGGGACACCGTACATGGTTGTAATCCCAAATCTCTTCAGTCTTGCTATGATCGCTGCCTTGACTTCCTTACTGACGACAACCCTTGTGACTCCTTCGGGACCGAGGTGGCGTTTTACCATCATCTCGTACATGTGAGGTGTTATTTCTGAGACGACGTTGTCGTGGCCGTCTCTTCTTCCGAACCTGTCGTACCTGTTGGCAAAGACCTCACCTCGTCTGAAGATGTTCTTTGCGCTAAATTCAAGGTATACTTGCCTCTGTGCTATACCGTAGGCCGGCGCCTCTCCAGGGCCTAGATACACGTAATCTGCGCCTCCACTGTTCATGTCAGAGCTCGATGACATGCCTTCTACCTGTTTTCCAGATCTAAATCTCTCAAGTGTTGACTGTAGCCCTGCAACTATGCTTCCGTCCTCAGATCCAAGAAGTAGATTGATTACCTTTTCAGCGGTCTCTTCTGGCGTATTGGTGTCTGTAAAGACGCTGTGGTGAAAAGCGTCTACACCTGTCTCGTCCATGAATAGCTCTACAGCTTCGTCTGATAACCGCATCTCGACAAGACCATTTTCTCCCACGAAGATCTCGATGTCGTCTGCGGTGACGCCGTAATAACTTTCTAAAGCCTCAAGAATCATTTCTCTGGCCTTACCAGAGGCGTTCTTCTTTGCATCGACATACTCGTAATCTTTTCCAAGATAGCTTTCTAACTCGCTTCTTTCCAGTGAAGTCATACGTTTGTCCCTCATAAATCCGCCAAAAATCGAGATCAATCTGTTCTCAGCAAGCGCTCGTATATCCTGCTTTCTTGCCGGTCGCGGATCGGTGACACCGGCGATCATGAGAGCGTCTCTAATGTCACTTTCCGACGGGTCTAGAGAACTAAACGTCACGTCAACAGCGCCATTTATTGCAAGAAAGTAGTTGTCGACTCCTGTTTTAGCGGTGATCGTAAACCTTCCGTCCGGGTCGGTGTACTTAAAAGTCTTGACGGCGTCTGGGCCGTAAGAATTCAGTGAACTTGCCTCGTCGTCAACGTTGACATACATATACCCGCCGGGTCCAAGAGTCGAGCGATCAATCTGCGCGCCCGAAGAGACCGACCAGTTGCCAGAAGAGTCGTTTGTGACGCGCTCGACCAGGCCTTCCATCGCCCATGAAGTTAGTTTGTACCGCATTGCTGCAACGGTGCTGTCTACGTCGTCGAGAGAGATGTCCTCGCTTGGTAGCCCTTCATTGGTCCCTACTATCGGCACCCATACAGGTTTAGAACCTGAGCCTCGCGAAAGTATCCACGAGAATTTTCCGCTATACAATGCTTTTTTGTAGAACGTGACGATGCCGTCCTCGACGTCAGGGCCGTCGACGAGCGAGTCTTCCTTAGATCGTTTTGTTCTTGTGACAGACCGAAGCGCTTCAAGTATCGGCTTAACGTTCTTAAAGTCGGACTCTCCATAGGACAGTGGAGCGGTGTCGATAAAGCGCGGCACTCCAACTCTGCTGATCTCGTCTCTTGGGTACGTTGAAAGCTTTTTGACGATCTCTTCTGGAGTGGCACGAAGAGCTTCATAAAGATCATTGTCGTATTCTGGCTTTCCGTCGCTAAGAACCTCGAAGACCTGGTACTTCAAAAAGTTTTGTGCCATATCTTCGTCTTCTACGCCAAATGCTTCAAAATCTGCGTTAAGAATCGAGTCATATATCTGATCTATAGATTCTTTAAGACTATTTTTATTAGGGAGCTCATTCCCGTGCGTATCTAGGCCAACTCGTATTCCACGCAGATATAGCACTGTTTCGTCGAGCATTCCTAGGCTAAGAAGAGTCGCGACTTCGGCTCTTAGTTCTGCGTCGTCTAGCTTTGCTACATGATTAAAAATCATGGCCGCGGTCGCCTCGCCGGTGCCCATGTCAAACCCGGATTTCATACGTCTCTTCACAGATTCGATGTCAACCGTTTTTGTTTTGTCTGATCCGCCGTCTCTGCCTTTTATATAAAACGCAAAGACTTTAGCTGGACTAGTGTAGGCAGTTGACCTCAACATCGGGTGCGGCGATAGATTCATGTTGTACGGTCTGCTCTGCGGTGGCACCTCGTAGCCTGCGCTTCCGATCTTTTCACCACGCCCACGGAGTTGAACGTTTGACCCGGCCTCAAATGCTTCGCTCTCCGTGACGTTAAATCTTTCCATAAGATACTCGCGTCTTTTCTTTAACGTTGACGCTACAAACTTTGCAGTATCTGGGTCACTAATAGTAGTTGACACCAATGAGTCTATCTGCTCGGGCGTAATTCTTGCTACACGCATTACGCTGTTTCGTATCTGCTCGTCGGTCATATCGGCGAACAGCGCCGCAGACTGTGCATTCACACCGCGGTCTCGAAGCGAGTCAATCTCGGAGACTACGTCGCCGAAAGCGTCTCCCTTAGGTTCGCCCTGAGCGCGAAACATCAACGCTCCACCCGGGTCAACGCGCACAGGGCGACCGTCTTCTCCGATGATCATGTTGTCAAACGTCAAACCGGCAACGTCCCAGTTCGAAAGCCACGCGTCGACAGCAAATCCATCGCGTATTTCGTCGAGAACTTTTGCATCTCCAGAGTTTATAGCGTCTCGCAGTGTCTTTCCACTGGGGTCACTTTTAATGATCGGAGAATATGTCGCTATTCTTCCGTCTTTTTCGGCAACGCTGACAGATATAGATCTAATCCCAGCTAGGCCGTACAGATCTGACGCAAGAGACTCGTTTTGGGCGTGCGTCTCAGATTTAGACATCTTGACGTAGTACTTGGATCCAACCTCGTCCTCGTATGTCCCGCCTTCGTTCGATCCTGCCTGACTACCGACCATCTTCCACGACGAGATGTCCGTTGACATGCCGATCGCTGCGTTCAGGCTCAGTCCGGTCACGCCCTGCATTGATTGGCCAGAATACGTAAAATTAAGAGAGTTTGTTGTCTTTGAAAAAGTGACGCTATTTGTTGCGACCTCGTCAAAGTTCATTTCTGACACGTCGCACTGTATGAACTCAGACTCTATAAGGCTCGGCTTCTTAAAAGTAGAATTTTTAAGATTGCTCAAAACAAAATCAGTACTTAGTATGTACCCGTTCTCAAATAGAGAGCTGGCCATATCGCACTCTTTAAACGTCGAGCCTTCTATCTTAGCCTGAAAGGTGTTGAATCCCTGCATACTGCAACCTTTGAAGTACGCCGAATCTACGCTCGTATACGACCCAAAATTAGTGAAATTAAGATTGCATTCCGTGAAAGTAACGTCTTTTAGACTAGCAAAGTTGAAGGTGCACCCCAAAAGCGAGCTGTCTGTGAACGTGGCCCCCTTAATTTTAGTTTCTCCGAAGAGAGAGTAGTCAAATTTAGTGCCTACGGCTCTTACGTCGTCTAATGTTGCGTTCGATAGATTGGCGTGTTTCAGTACCGCTCTATCTAAAGTCGCGCCACTAAGATCTACGTTCATGAGTTTCGCGCTATTTAACATGGCGTCGCTAAGATTGACACCTTTAAGATCCATGCCAGAAAGATCCATGCCTGAAAGCATCGCACCTGAAAGATCGGCGCCTGGCACTATCTCCTCAAGCGGAGGCACGGCTCCCTTCCATCTCGTGTTGTTTAGAACGTTTTCTGACACCGGCTCACCGGTAACGACGTCCGTGGGGACGTCGGGATCGACCAACGGCGGGCCCGACAGCGGATTGTACTTCTTCTCCGGTTCTGGTTTTTTCGTCTCTTTCTTTGGAGTAAATCTCTTAGAGTAAGAAACACCGGAACCTCCGTCAGACGTATCGTCGCGCGTTCCTTTCACGTACGCGTGATGCGCGAACCACGAGTCGGCGCCAGGCCAACGAACAAGATCGCCGGCAACAAGTCTGAACGGATCGTCAAAGCTCTCTTGACTTGCCTTGTTCACTAGCGCCTCAAGATCGTCAACCTGAGAGTCACTATCAAAGTACGGAGTCCCAAACGAGTCTGTGCGCTCGGTCCCCGAGCGCCACGCCTCGATAGCGTCTCGAGCGCCCTGAATGTGAGTCAGTCTATCGTCCTCTGTCTCCCAGTCAAAACCGTTGCGACCCCAGTGGGTTGCGCCGATCATCGTATCGTCCTTCGCGGTCTTTTTTACCTTCGACGAACCGAGTAGATTGACCTCGTCTACACCTGCTTCGCGATATAGAAACTCTGATCTCGTGTTGAAAACTGAGCCGATGCCCCGTGACTGATGCTCTGGTCGAAGAGAGAGAATATCGTGCTTTACAGCAAGATCTCCATTTGCCTTCATAAGCACAGTTCGACCAAAAGTACCGAGCGTTTCGCCTGTCTCGGCGTCTACGAAGTCTCCACTGAAGTACAGTTGATGCTCGATGTCTCCACCATACGCGCCTGAAGTATCTAGATCTGCAAAAAACCAACCGGCGCCGTCTTCAGGCATCTCAGCGAGCTCGATGCGGATGTCTTTGCCGTTTTTGTCTTTGAAAACGGCCTTATCGAACGACTCCAGGAGATGTTGTCTAGTCTTTGCGGCACGCTCTTCCTTCGTCGCTATGCCAGGATTTCGCATGACGTCGCCGATCGACTTGAACGCGTCTCTCTGTTCGTCGGTCACCGACTGTGCCGCAGACAGCGCCGTGTCTATGCCCGCTGTTTCTGACTTTGCCGGGCTCACTGGCTTGATGGGCTTCTTTTCTCCTTGAATAAACTCGAGAGCTTCCTTAGCGTCTGCCTCTGCGCTTTCAAGGTCAGCCGCGATCAGCGACTGAACCTGGGCCCAGCTTCTAATGCCTTCAAAGCCCTCGGGGAAAATCTGATCACCTTTGTCTGCCCAGCCGTCTGGTTCGGCGTCGTCTGCTGTATAGAAGTTAGGTCTGTGAACGTCCCACGAGTTTGAAGAAAAGGGGTCGTTTTCTTGCTCTTTTGGTATCCGGACAAAGTACCCGTCCTTAGACCTAAATACACTGTAAGGATGCTTCCCTTGCTCTATCTCTTCCCATTCGGTTGGTGTATCGATGATCTTGACATCTGCCGCGTCGACAAACGAGTCTTCCTTCTCAAAATCAACCTGGTCAAGATCAACGTTCGGAGCGTCTTCAAACGCCTCGTCGCTAAGAATCGCCTTGGCGGCAGTACCTTTTGTCGACGGAAATACGTAGATTCCCTTTGGTAGACCACCCATCGGGTTATCAACCTGAACCTCGATGTCGTCGTCGCCAGACGACCCGACTACCTTGCCTGAGACGGCAGAGAATGACCCGTCAAGCCCGCGAATGGACACGGTAAACCCGCCGCCCATTTCAGCGAATCGGCCACGCCTGTCACGTCGCTGGACCTTCGCCCGGGCTCTACGCGCGGCTACCGAGTTACCTCCTAGGAACGATAAAGCACCTGCTACGAGCGCTTCTCGATCATCCTCCGAGTCGTCAGTTTCGCCGTCGCCGTCTTCCGGCGTATACATCGCCCGCTCGGCGGCTGTCAGAGGGCGAATGCGGTAAAAAATGCCGTTGCTTGAGAAGTACGCCTCACCTGTTCCAGAGCTGTATTTCAATGATTTACCGTTGTCAAGGTTATATAGCATGAAACGATCGACAGCGACGATCTCGACGGCCGGTCGCTGGCCTTTACTGAGTTGCTCCGGCTGCGAGTAGTCAAACACTCGTTCAATTATTCTTGTCGAGACAACTTTGCCACCGTCTCGCATGGCGTCTAGTGCTACCTTGCTGTTAAACAGGTCGTATTGTGATAGCTTATTCTTTGCCATGTTCTCATCCTACCCAGAACGGGTTTGACCTGTCGCCTTTACGGAACTTACTTTTAGTCGTTGCAGGCCCGCCTAGCAGCGCTGCTCGCGCCTCTGACATCAGGCCCATTCCACTGAGCTGAGAAAAGATTGCGAGACGCAACTGCGGCGGAATGTCTGTCTTAAGCAAGTCAATAAGCCCAAAGACGCCCTGCTTCTGTAGCTTTGGATCGCTACTCTTGGCTTTTTTCAAGAAATCATCAAACACAGGTTTGTAGAACGCCTCTCCACTTCCAGTGGGGGCTTCAGCTCCGGCCTTGCCGTATCTACCGTATCTTCCATACACTACAGCGAAGTCAGATATTGATCCGTCTTCAATCATCTTTTCAAGATTCTCGATCGCCTTCGGGTTTAAAGCTCTTCCTGGCTGTCTAAACTCACCTTTTACGTACTTCTTATGAGCCACTATTTTATGAGGCTTGCCGTTGCGGCGCTGCAGCGTGATCAACGTTCCAGTACCTTTCTCGATAGCTATGATGCTGTGATCGGGATTGCTTGCTAGCCCGTACTCCTCAGCAATAGTCATCGTTCCGGCTTCGTTTGGAACATTTAATGCGCCACCTGCGTACGGAGGGAGCATCTTACGCTCCTTGAGCCTGTCCATAATTTTAGCTATTGCCTCTGCCTTGCTTACAAGATCGTCACCAGTTTTCCACTCGTCTGGGTCGACTTCGTTCCCAAATAGACGCACAAAATCACGAACAGGCACGCCGTTGATCTCCGTTACGCCTCTCTTATCTAGCTCCTTGAGTATGAAATTTCTTAGTTCGGCGCCGACATAGATATTTGACATAGCACTATTATCAAGATGGCGCTTCAACATGAGCTCATAGCCTTCAGGTTTGATGTGACCGACAGGGTCGTTGTGAACTCTTCCGCCAAAGTAGTCTTCTTGGTTTGCCCATAGGTCAAGGCGCGTAAGAACCTCTACTGGGTCATAAAAGATAAACACGTTGTCGTCGTCGTCGTGTATCAGCTCACCTTTCTGTGCAGTTCGGTGCTGGTCGTATCCGACCATTGTTAGATACACGTAATCGGCGCCTCCAGTGCTCATATCAGACTCTGATGATCCACCCATGTACTGCAGACCTAGATCAAAACGCTCTTGAGTAGAAAGAAGACCTAGACCAAACTCGTTTGCAATAACGTCAACAACAGTCGCGGCTCTTTCTTCTACAGTCAAACTTCCGAGTGACAGAGCGTGGCTAAGACCTGGAAGGTTTCTTTGGTCTATGATCTTCTGCGCGACGTCCCTAGGGATCTTCATCTCGATAAGCCCGTCCTCACCAACACCCACCGTCACGTCGTCTGCCGTAACGCCAAGCTTGCGTTTAATATCGTTCAAAACTTTTAGTCGTGCTGGCCCTGTTAGGTTCAACGCCGGGTCGGAAACTCCACCAAACAACGAGATTAACTTGTTCTCCGCAAGAACTTTAAGATCTTTCTTTGTCATCGGTCTTGGATCGGTGACTCCTGCAGCTCTTAAGGCCTCGGCGATCTCTTCGTCGCTCGGGTCCAAAGACGAGAACACTATTTCGACCTTGTTGTCTACGGTTGACCACTCGTGGTTGTCTTTTATACCAACCTCGATTCCTGAGCTCGGGTCGCTCTCGAACACCTTCACTACAAAAGGTTTGCCGTTGACCTCTCCGTCGTACCTACGAAGCACACCGGTCTGGGTTGACGTTAGCTTAGAAAATTCGCTTTCAACTCTTGCAATTCCGGTCGTCTTATCGATAGACTTACGCCTAAACGATATGACATCTGGGCCAAACATAGTTTTCCATCGTGATTTTTTATTAGCGACAACGCTCTTCGCGTCATTTCTCTTAAGAGCGTCTGCAGCCCAAGACGTGAGCTTAAATCTTGCGACAAGAACCGCTGACTTTTCGTCGTCTCCCTCCTTGGTAAAGGTGATTCTGCCGTCTTCGACGTCATCACCGTCGATAAGAGAATCGATTATTGGACGTGCGCTGTCGGTGAGATCGTTGATCGCGTCGCGTATTGACGGTACGGCGTCAAAATCAGTTTCATCGTACGATAGGGGACTGTCGTCGACGATCTTTTCAACACCTGACCCACGGACCGCTCTCTGCTTTCTTTCTCCGACGATATCGGCAAGATCGTCTATACTCTTTTTCGCTATATCTTTGAAAGCTTTCTTAACGCCTTCGTCGTTTTGTAGCGCGCTATTGAGATCTTGCACGTATGAGCCCGTTGCTGATGTTCTAGGAATGCTTAGGTCTGCCCCTGTCGAAGTTCTGTACACAAAATCAGAAGAGTCGATTATGCCCTGAAAGTCCCCTTCTCTCACATCTATAATAGCTTTATCAATCACGCTTCTAGCGTCTCCACGGGCCTCTCTCTGCGCGGTTTTTAGCCAGTGCATTCCTTCTTCTACGCGTCCAGCAAGTATCAAGCCGTAGCCGACTGCCAATACGTCGTATACTTTTTCATCCGCAAGAAGACTATTTATCTCGTCAGCGGCAGTGTCGGGGTCGTATGGTCTATCTGACGAGTCAAGAACTGAGATGCTTAGCGCGTCACCGGAATCTTCGTCGTAGAATGAGAATAGAAAAGCACTGCGCTGTTGGTTCACGAAGTCCGGTGTATATCTAAACAAACCATCGCCTTCGTCGAAGTTCTTGATGTCTTCTTCAGACGGCGCCTGCGGAGCGTCAGCGGGGGTACCGGCCTCTGCTTCCTGCACTCTCTGGTTTACTACATCGGCGAGATCAGGCTTCGACTGCTCAACTACGGCGAGGCGCACTGACATAACAGTGCCATCATCCGACTGGCTCTTAGCTACAACCCTAAAGGTCGTGTTTCTATCGATAAGAAATTCCTGCTCTTCTGAGAATTCAAGTATGTCTTCGCCGTTGAGATACCCCTGCACATAGATGCCTGTTGTTCCCGCCGGGGCGTATATCTCAAGGCGAAAATAATCGCTCGGAATATCGTCCTCTGAAGACGTCGAAGTAAAGGCAGCGTCGGTGACCAAATCTCCCACCTCGTACGCTCTTATCACTTCAACAATGTCTTCAGGCACCATTCTATAGAAAACTGCGTCCTTAGGCAGCTTAGGCGCTTTCTCCATTAGCTTATCGATTTTGTCAATTTCATCTATGACCGTACCTAGCGGTTGAGATGAGATATTTCCACTGCGAAGAAAACCGTTTATCGACGTGAAGCCAGAGCCTTGGTATGATCTAAGACCTAAAGACTCTTCTAGCCCTTGGTCAGATGTTTCGTTTGTGTCTGGGTCGACAAGAACAAATCCCTGTTCTTCGTATAGATCAGACATCGCAGATTCAAAGTCCCATCCCGGAGTATCGACCTGCCAGTCCGGTTCAATATTCGCGGCGTCGACGTCGGCCTCGTCATCTTTTGACAGACCGGGCGCGTCTTCTATAGGTCTTGGGGCTTCGACGCTTTCATCTCCGTTGTCAACCGCGAGGACGACAGTATCGTAGGTATATTGCTTTTTGGGCATACCAGTGACCGGGTCGGGGACGGTCATTCCGCGCTCGTCTAGGACGTCAGGACCTTCAACGGTGGCATTCTGGGTAACTACAAACTTAGTCCCGGCAGGGAACGAAAAATCTAGACCTTCATACGGGTCGTGAGACTCAGAAAGACTCTTAATCAACGCTTCTTTGTCGACTGCAATATCGAGCAACGCTTGAGGTATCTCTACTGGTTTTGGCTTGCCGTGAAAGACGACATCCGTGCCCGGCGCGGCCTGGAATTTGACAAGTAGAACATTTTCACCTTCAATGGCTCTTTGTACGTCTCCCCGATAGTCGTGTGAAGTTCGTATAGGCTCTTCGCTGACAAACGTCTTACCAAGTTTCAACTTACCTATGCCAAGAAACGCGCCCGGCTCCCTAGCAATGCTGGTAACCACAAATCCGCTGACTCCAAGTTTACCAGGGTTGTTGTCCAGTTCAGGAGAGTTATCAGCTTCAGGAGCCTCGGCTGTGGCCTTCGAGGACGACTCGTCTTTTTGAGTCACAGGCGCCTTAGTTTTCTTGAGCTTAACCTTGTGTCTTTTCTCGTCTTCAATATATTCAACAGACACGACCTCAAACGTGCCTGACGCGATAACCTCACCTTCATCCCAGTTAGACACTTTAGATATATCTACACCGTCAACGTCTGCACCACTAACTTCGAGAGTGATATTGCCGAACTCGAAGGTTGCCTCTTCATCCTTAGAAAACGATCGCGGGGGGATAGATACTACAGCACCTTTTCTTAAAAAATCTTTCGTCAGATCCGTGTTTTTAATCCCTCTATATATCTTCTTTTTATGCGGAGAACGCTGGGACAGTCGAGAAAGCAGACGATAATATGCGCCAGCTATAGACGGCTCTTGCCCACCTATCTGCTCGTCGCCTCTAGCAAGATTCAGCTCAGATCTAACGACATCAGCATACGACAGAGGCATACCGTACTTTTTAGCAAACTCTACGACATCTTGCAGTGACGACGGTTCTTGGTTCTTGTATAAAGCACCGCCAATTTCTCTTTCAACGTTCCCAAAACCCTCTATAATGCCACCGTCAAGAAAAGAAGATAGTGCCATTAGAGCTCTGTATGCTTCTCTCTCTTCAGGGTTGTTTGACCTTGCGAACTCAAGGAACTCGCCCAGAAGTTGATGAACTGCACCGGCGTCTTCTTTAATCTTCTTAGAAATTCTTTCAACTAAATCGTTGAAAGGCTTGCTTGTCTCGTCTGGGTTTTTCTCAAGAAAATCATTTATCAAGGACAAAGTTACTTGGGCAACCGGTGCCGACATCATTGCTGACTTAAGCTTTTCTTCATAGGTTAGCTCTTCATCTTCATTGAAGAGCTCGCCGTCCGGTTCTATGTCTTTAAGAATTTTGGAGGCCTCGGCTGTGGCCCCCGAGGGGGCCTCACCTTTTGGGGTATCAGTCCTTGATTCCTCATCGCCTGACCACGCATCCGCCTCAGATCGGGCCTCCACGTTCTCTCTGAGCGCCTCCGTTGTACCAGCCGCAGGTGCACCGCCACCGTCCTCGGGAGCGACGTACGGACGGGTGCCAAGACCTCCGTCACCGTCTCCACCCTTAGCCTCCTCAAGCACCTTAAGCTGCTCGTCGAGCTTCTTAGGCTTCTTGTCTTCGGAGGTGGTACCGTTGTCGATCCACGGTGAGTTGTCGTCGCCATCGTGAATCAACGTCAGTGTCTTGTTGCTTCTTACGCTGATATGGCGTCTCGGTCCCCAGCTCTTTTCGCTGACCTTGTCGGGGTCACGGTGATCGATGTCCTGCTTAAAGTAGACGTAGCCCCAGTCGTCACCGTCGACCTTGTAGCGAAGGATCGTTCCGGCATACCCCCACTTGTCGCGGGCACGCATACCAGGCTTGATGAACACGCCTTTCTTATCGAAGCCTTGCATGTTTCCTTCAGGCGGCAACCCCTTGCCGAGAACCTGACCGGTCTTTGCCGAGCCGTCGTAGAATCTTCTGGCATCTCGAGCGCCGTCGGCAAGGCCGTCGTACATCTGCTTTTGCCATTTTTCGGGGAACTTCAGCCCTCGCATTCTTTCTTCAAACTCAGTAAGAGCAGCGATCGTTTCTTCGATTGAAGCCTCGCCGTTTCGCTGCTTTTCTAAGATGTCGATGAGAGCACGGATCTCCTTAGCGTACTTTCTTTCAGGCTTGTCTCCGTTTGTTTCGATCTCATCGGCTTCTTCGTTGAGCTCGTTGATGTAGTCAGCGATCTTAGCCGCGTCGTCCATGTCAAACGACTCGCCAGGCGCGGGCTCCTCTGTTACGACGTCGACGTCCTGATTTCTTTCATCAGACATCGATGGAGCGACAAACTCTTCTGGAGCGATCTCGTTTGGCGCCTCTGGAGTTCCAGACATGCCAGGCTCCGGATCGGGCTCTGGCGACGAGACCGATGTCTCGACCGGCCCGGGTGGCGGAGGCGGAATGATGTCGCCGGCGTCTGGCGACGGTGGCGGCGGTGGGACTTCGCCTTCTGGAGTGTTCGGCGACTCGTCAGCGTCCGTAGTTTTGTCGTACACCCACGCAAGCGAGCCAATGTCGAGCTCCTTCTTCGCGCGAGTAACGGCGACGTAGTTCAGCTTCAACTCTTCTGGAGACGGCAGCACCTCGATTTCTTCTTCGGATTCCTCGTCGTATACAAACTTTGGACCCCAGAAGTCTCCACCGATGCGAACGCGATCCCACTCAAGGCCCTTTGCACGGTGTGCGCTCGTGACGACGACATCGATCTTGTCTCCGCCGCCTCCACCCATTCCTTCGCGAAGCTGCTTTAGTGTCGCAAGACGGTCGTTATCGGACTTAATCGACTTGATCCACCGCTTACGCTCCGCGTCCCACTTGAAGCCGAGCTTCTTAGCTGCGTCCTTGTTGTTGAACAATTTTTCCCCGGTGAGAGAAACGCTGTCGCCAACAACGACGTAGTCAACACCGTCGATGATCTTACCTTTTGAGCCGGTACGGGCAACGTCGATTGTAAGTTCGGGAAGATCTCCACCGCCGCCGACGCCAAGCCCATCTTCGCTGCTGCTGTAGATCTTGAGCTTCGACAACATGTCATCGACGCCGTTGAATCCAATGTCGTCGATCAACTTAATGAACTTACCAACCTTGCGTGACGCTTCTTCATCAGCAAGAGCCTTTAAGAGCTCGTCCCATGAAGAATACGGAGCAAGCTCATCGTGCATCTTACTCGGCTTCGGGCCTTCGCCCTTGAGGTACCTTGCGGAGTCGTTGAACGACTGAAGATCGTCCTTGAAGTTCTTTGCTACGCCGACGACGCGGCCACGCTCGAACTCGGCAAAGATCTCAGAGATCGCGCCACTGTTTGTTCTTACAAGAACAGCCTGCGCGTCTTCCATGGAGCCTGGCTCGACGATTACTCCGTCGGGTCCGCCGCCCTCGATTCGGTTACGAGAGTTAAGCAGACTGAGGAATCTGTTGCCCATTCCTGCAATCTGCGGTCCGAATCTCCACGACTTCGTCAGCGGCAGTTCGAACTCTGCGTCAACCTGCTCGAGTTGGTCGACGGCGCCACGGAATCCGTAGATCGCCTGGTTGCTATCGCCAACGTAGATCTTTTGGATCTTCTGGTCGGCGATGACCTTACCAAGAACCGGGTTGATGTCCTGCGCCTCGTCAAAGAAGATGATGTCCGCAGGTCTAGAGAGTCCGGAGCCGCTCTTCGAAAGATCAGGGCGTGTCAACGCCCACATCTTTGTGATGTGACTGTTTGTGACTCGAAGAACGCCGTTAGGGCTCTTGAGGTCTGCCCAGATCTCGTTCGCCCAAGCGATCAACTGAGGCTCTGGTCTAAAGTCTACGAAGTGCTGCGGTCCGATCTCGTCGTCTGCGCTGTTTGCAAATTTATTGATAGCCGCGTTTAAGAGGCGAATGGTCTCGAACTGTGTAAGTTTGTAGGGCTTACCGTCGTAACCGACTCCTGAATGGCCGTCAATGCCGAAGTGTCTTCCGATGTCTTTCGCCTTGACGAGCGCCGTCTTGTTGCCCATCTTCTTCGTGATGTCATTCGACACCGCGCGATAGGCGATCGAGTCAGCGGTACGCGACTCGACGTTGTCAGGCATCGTAGCCTCGGCCTCGGTCTGGATCGACTTATTGAACGCGACGTAGATGATCTTCTTGTTCGGCTGCTCTCTCTTGAGCCGTCGTGCGATCAACTTAAGCGTACTCGTCTTACCTGTACCGGCGAGCGCAAGAACCTTGGTGTCTTTGCCCGTTAGAACAGCGTCGACGATCGAGCGCTGCTGATCGGTCGGCGGGAACGCCTCGCCGGCGTACGGATCCTTGACGTCCTTGCCGTCGCTCTCGGGCGAGTCGACGTCAATAGCGTCTGTCATCGGCGACGGGTTCGCCGTGTCTCCACCGGGTACGCCGTCGGGGTCTACAGGATCTGCGCCTTCCGTCGACGCTGCCTTGATGATGTCATCTAGCGGCGGGACCGAGCATGGGCCGTTTTCTTCTCCAACAGCGGCCGTCAAGCCGGCGCCACCGCAGTTCCATGCGGCGGCGATCGCCTTCTTCATCTCGTACTCGGCGAGATCCTGCTTGTACTGCTCGTATGCGGCATCGTACTCGGCCTCGCGAAGTCTTTGTGCCTCAAACGCGCCGTCCGAGTCAAGCAGACCGGTCGAAGTGTCGGGGTTGCCGATGGCTCGCTCAAGCATCGCGTCGACGATGTTCGCCGATGCCTCTGCGTCTGCGTCTGCGCGGTGCCAGTTGTTAAGCTCGACGCCGAGATACTCGGCGACCGGGCCAAGACTGTTCGACGCTCTACGCTTGCCGTCCTTGCCGACCTGCATCGGACCGTCTGGGTTCTTTACCGACCACTTTGGCAACGTACCTGCCGCGAGGTCCTTCGAGTCGATCGTGCCGGCGATGTCAAGCTCGAGACCTTGCTCGCCAAGTGTTCTCTCAAGAACCTCACGATCGAACGGGACGTACTGTCCACCAAGAATCGGGCTCTCGCCGGCGAACTTGATGAACATCTCGTGAGCTTCTCTCATCGAGACCTGCTGAGCAAGCCACTCGTCTGTGACGGGCTCGCCGTCTTCTCTCTTCAGGTTGTCTCTCGACCACTCAGAAAGTCTGAACTCTGGGTTCATGTAGACGTTCATGCGGTCGATGACCTTGCCGTCCTTGACCTTGACTGCACCGAGCTGCACTGGTCTGTTCAGCTCGCCGTCACCGGGTGTCGTGCTAAGACCGGTAGTCTCATAGTCGAAGTAGACGATCTCCGTCCCACGGATAACTTCCGCGGCCTCTTCCCATGTCTCGACGCCGGAGAGGAGCTCCTGCATTCTTCCACTGAACGCTCCAGGGGTTGGCTTTCTTGGCTTTTCGGGGCGATGCAGCGCCGGCTCGTCGCCCATCGGCGGAACGGTTCCGCCACGAGAAACGTCGATGACCGTCGTCGCGTTCCACTCCTTACGCTGGAGCTCGTGACCCGGGTAGTAACCCTGAACGCTTACCTTGCCGTTAGGAGTGCTTTCGTCGATGAACACCTTGTCGATGACGAACGAGTCTGTTGCGGTGATGTCGCCGGGGAGCAGGTCCTGCGCCTGGTAACCCATCGACTCGGTCAACGGGACCGGGTCTGGGAACATCTCCGGATCATCAACTCCCTCTGGGATATTGAAACGATCAAGGATCGCGCGACGACGGGCCTTCAACTTGTCCTTAAGAACCTTGCGGTCTGACTCACTCTTGACGTTCGCGTCAATGATCGAGTCGATCATCGACGGAGTGAGATCACGAAGACGCATAGCGGCATTTCTCAATTGCTCGTCGGTAGTGTCGGCGAACACGCTCGCGGCCTGTGGGTTGATGTCCATGTCGCGCATCGAGTCGAGATCGCGGTCGTCGTAGCTGAAACGATCGTCGCCCTTGGCCGTGCCCCGTGCTCTCCACATCAACGACGCGCCCGGATCAACGCGGATCGGGTCGCCGTTTCCATCGGAGATGATGTTCGTGGAGTCGTCGTACAGGTAGCCGATGACGTCGTAGTTTGCGAGCCACGCGTCGATCACGAAGTGATCACGGATCTTGTCTAGGTATTCCTGATCGCCGTCGTTGTACGGACCGAAGAAACCCATCGGGTCGGAGTTCGGGACGATCGGAGAGACGAGACGTAGCTCGCCGCTTTCATCGCCGTACGCCGTCTCCGCGGCGGGCACTCCGAGCGCCTCGTACAACAGCGCTGCTAGGGTCTCATTGTCCGCGTGAGATTGTGAACGCGGAATCTTGACGTAGTATTCATTACCGTCAGCGTCGCGGTAGAAGCCGCCAGGATTGGAGCCCGTTCCTCCGCCGATCTTTGTCCAGTTCTCGATGCCCGAGTACGTTCTAGTCTTAGGCGGCCACGACATCGGCGGCTCGGTGGCAGCTTCAGGGGCCGGCATCGCCTGCGTCGCTCGGCTGGGTGGCTCAACTCTACGGACCTGAACGACGAACTCGTCGTCCTTGCCGACCCTACCGCGGTTTTTACGAACTGAGACGACCTCAAACTGCCCGAAACCGAAGACCTCGCTTTCGCCTTCAAACGGCGAGATCGACGATACGTCGACCGAGTCAACGTCACCTGGTAGACCCTCGAAGATAACTCTTCTTCTTCCGTCGCGCACTGGCATGAACATCTGCGAGGCTATCGACCCATCGGAGATGTTCATCGTCGTCCACGAGCGAGCGTCCATGTAAAACCTCGAACCCTCGGTAGTGTACATGGAAAAGTCGATGCTGTCTTCGTTGACGCCGATCACTCTGTAGAGAGTCTGCTCGTTCGGCTTCGCCGCCGCACTCATCAATCGATAGAACGCCGCGCCAGAAGTCTGGGCGTCGAGCGTGTCGGTGCCGTCGATGATCTTACCGCGGCTTTCCATGAACTCAGGGTAGCCGCCGTATTCTCTAACTAGCTCATCGTACGCGTCGAACGCGGCATCGACACCAAGCTTGCGGCTCAGCGCGTCGACAAGTCTGTACCTATAACCTGACTCATCTCGAGCGTACTGTTCAAAGTCTTCTCGGTCTATCGTCTCCATGATGTCGCCGCCGTCGAGAGACATGAGTATGCCCCAGTAGCCTCTAAACGCCTGGCGATCGTCTGGGTCGTCGCTGATGGATAGATCGTAGAGATCTTCAAACAGCGACTCGACATCGTCTCCGTTTTCAAAAGCGTTTGAAATGCGCTCGGCGACGCTCTTGATAGACTCGTTCTGTTCGTCATAGTCGGCAAGAGCGTCGCGAACAGTCGCGGTGCGCTCTACTCTACTAATCTGTGTGCTGAGTCTAGCTGCGCGCGAAATTTCTTCGTTGCGCGAGGTGGTAGGAATCTCCGTGCGCAACGGGCTCGTCGAAGGCTCGATTCTCATGTCATCGTTCTGCTGAGCGATCCGCTCGACGTTTGTCTGCTCGCGATCTGGGTCAAGTCTCGAGTCATACAGTCCGGCAAGAATCATTGGCGCATCGAGCCCGGACAACTGAAGTGCTTCGTAGATCGCCTCGGCCTTGACACGCTCCGGCCCACGATTAAAGTCGAGGAATCCGAAACCTGTCGCGTCCTCGTCATCGGTCGGCAGAACGGCGTCACGAAGACCCTTAGCAAGTTCTTCCTGACTGAACTGAGATGCAAGGATCTCAGGGTCGTCGGTGTAGTCATCGCTAGCCTGATCGGTGCGTCCGGTGGGTTCGTAGATGTCAAAGATCTGTGGCTTGTATGCGCCTTCAGGAGTCTCAAACATCGAGTCAAACTCTTCGTTGAAGAACTCGAGGTCCGGTGTCATCTCTTCAGCTTCAGGCGCAGCAAACTCGATCTTGTCAAGAGCGAACGTACGATCTTCGCCGTCACCTTCGCTGAACCCGACGAGATTCGTGTTTCCGTTCTTTGGATTGAAGTACATGCGCTGCGGGCGAACGGTACGCTCTTTCCCGTTGTACATGAACTTGATCTTGTCGCCGGAGTTGATCGCGGCGTCGATCTGATCGCGGATCTCTGTTATCCCACCTGGAGCGATGTCACGAGGTTCACCTGGTCCGCCAGCAATCGCGCTGTTGACATAGTCGATAGCGTCTGGGTCATCACCAATGAACTCGCCGATATCGCTGCTGACGTCGTTGTACGCAGGTCCGCCGAGTCTGTTGTCGGTGTATACGTACTCCTTTGAAC